TTAGAATGACTCTGATATCTGTTCGACCATAAATACATTTCTATCATTTGCCTGCCCCATTAGATCCAAGTATAAAGAAAGTGCAGTAAGCAAAATTAATATATTACATGTCTGAATCTCAGTAAGATCTGAAGTATCCCTAAGATTGATTAAATAGGGAGAGTCTTCGTGAGCAATATATTTTTCAATAGAGTTGACAGATACATGAGTATCATCAAAGTAAAGCCGATATACACTTTGATATATTATTTCGAGATTTGCCCTTTTGGTTAATTGTTCGATTGGTTCTATATCACTTATCAGTCCATTATCTTTTTTAGCCTTTACCTCATCTCTCATTTGCTCGAAATGGAGAAGCAAGGGGACGCAAAATCTGCTTCGTAACAACACTTGATTTTATAATTTCTGGAGGGAGACTGGGGTCTGACACGATAGAAGCAAAATGTACGTCCCCACGCTTCCGTCTTAGGTAGCGTGTAAAAATGCCCCGTTAGCACGCGACCCAAAGTCCTTTTTGCCCCTATAAAAGAAAAAATCCGTAGGCTATAAACCTACGAATTTACTGAATTTCCTGGAGCGGGCAACGAGATTCGAACTCGCGACCCACGGCTTGGGAATTGGTCAAATGGAGTTTTACACCACCTAACCAGTCCCTAAGGTTCTAATGAAATCAGGATTTTCCAGGTTCAGAAGAATTATCTTTTCCTATCAAATCTAGCCCGTTTTATTGCGTTTTGTCCCGCAGATTGTCCCGCAAAATAATCCTAAATTAGTAGCTACGTTACTTTATATTATACATGTCATACCTTAACAAAAAGCCCCTGAGAACCTTCTACCTTACTTTGTATACTTACTCTTGATATTAAGCTCGTTAAGCTGCTAACCTTTCAACAACATACTGAGAACCTTCTATCTTACTTCGTGTACTTACTCTTGATATTAAGCTCGTTAAGCTGCTAACCTTTCAGCAACATACTGAGAACCTTCTACCTTACTTTGTATACTTACTCTTGATATTAAGCTCGTTAAGCTGCTAACCTTTCAACAACGTACTGAGAACCTTCTACCTTACTTCGTGTACTTACTCTTGATATTAAGCTCGTTAAGCTGCTAACCTTTCAGCAACATACTGAGAACCTTCTACCTTACTTTGTATACTTACTCTTGATATTGAGCTTGTTAAGCTGCTAACCTTTCAACAACATACTGAGAACCTTCTACCTTACTTTGTATACTTACTCTTGATATTGAGCTTGTTAAGCTGCTAACCTTTCAACAACATACTGAGAACCTTCTTAACGTTTCAACCAAAAAACTGTTTACTCAACTATTAATTCATAGTACTGATTAGGGTCATTCCTATTCAAAGCCACTCTCCGTATAAAACCTTTTGCTGCTAACTCTTCTAACACTTTTCTACTTACATTAGTACTTCGTTCAATTATCTTTGCCAACTCTTTTGTAGTTACTTTCCCACGGCTATACATAATCTCCAATGCCTGTTTATGATGAGACGGCAGACTATTCCACTCACTGCTCACCAGAGTACCAATCCGTTCTTGCCGCCGATTCCTTCTCATAAATACATTATTCTTCAGAGTAAGCAGTACCGACTGATTATTTGGTTCATCATAAATAGGCTCATCTAAAAAGAATGACTTCATCTCCTCATAAATACGCTTAACTCCTTCACCAAGTTCTTTAACCCAACCAAACTCAGTAAGAACTCTAGCAATTCTCGGATTCCTAGAATACCTGACCTCCCGAATATTCGATGTAGTAACAATGTTAGGCAGCTTGCCAGGACTCACTATCTCCATTCTATCGTCAAACAATAGAATCTTTATATCATCGCCTTGTATGTTATAAGCTCTATGTGTAACAGCATTTACAATGCCTTCTTGCCAAGCAAACGCAGGGTACTCCGGAATAGAAACAAACTTGCCATCCAGAGGATTGAGAGCTGTAAACGTCCGCAACTGGCTTTGAACCAAACTGCGTGCGGTTTCTATCTGCTTAACCAGAGGCCCTTCAATATATTCTTGTTTAATAATATTCATGCTCGTACCGACTTCTGCTTTTCCGCCTTCATACCGGATGAAACGAATACGGGCATTCGGAAGATAGGCACTTGGATATTTAGCAAAAAGCAATACCCCAGCAATTGTAATTAACGGTCTGTCTGCACTTCGCTTTGCTAAACCTCTGGCATAAAGGATTTGTAGCAAATCGTCTCCCTGAAAATTCACTGCCTTTTTATATTCGCTCAATAATTCTTCATCCAAGTCTTCCCAGCGACAGTCCTCAATCACGTTATCTTCAAAAAGACGTTCACCTTTGTCATACTCCAAGCTTAAACGCTGTTCAAAGGAAAGCTTCTTACTCTCATCACCAACCCGCAGGAAAACTTCATCCGCGCTATTTCTATGGACCCTATCTGAGCTGGCTTCAATATGGAGGAAGAGCAACCGGTCACTATTTCCATTATTCTTAATTACATCAACAAATTCAGGAGTATACCTAACCGAAGGAATGCATTTTTCAAAACCACACTGTATAAAATCATTAATTTTTACATTACCCTGTGCATCAATTCCTTCGATAGCTCTATCTTTAATTCCTATGGCTATCGTCCCACCATCGGCATTAGCAAACGCGATGACAGTCTCGGTTAACTTTGCTATGGATATAGAGGCGGACTTCCTATCAAAGTATTGGCTCTCGACACCAGGGGTAAGTAGAAATTCCATAGTTAAGTTTGTATTATATTTTGACAACATCCATCTCACCTCATCCTGAATAAAGATAATCTAATTTACATTATATACCAAAAAGGTTTAATAATACAGCATACACCATCAATTAGTATAAACAATTTTAGGTACATCTAAAATCATTATACTATAAAAAAGGAACCACCCCAAGGAATGGCTCCATTTAGTACAATTACGCAGCATCACGCCGTTCTTCCGGTATGCAGACAGAAGTCTGCACACCAACCGAATAGCCTGTAGATGATTCACGAAAAAGACCTTCTAGTGCCTTAACTGCAGTGTCTTGCATATCTGGTAATAAGTGGCTGTATGTATCCAATGTCATCGTGACTGTACTGTGACCAAGCCGCTCCTGTACAATTTTAGGATTTATCCCTTCCAGGAGAAGCAACGTGGCATGTGTATGGCGTAAGTCGTGAAATTTGATACTGCGGTCAATACCTGCGTCTACTAGCATTGCCTTGAAATGCCGTGTAGTAAAGTTGCTGGTATCTACCGGCCTGCCAAACATATTCGCCACCACAAAATTATTATTTTCGTATTTATCACCAAGTTGCGCTATTTGCTCTTCCTGCCATGTTTTATAAATTCGTAATTCTTCAGTAACTTTGTCAGGTAAGGGTATCTGTCGCTTAGACTTTTGGGTTTTAGGTTCTTGCAGCCATTGTCCGGTAACAAGTTTGCGCCCGGTTATTAGTGACCGCCTGACAAAAACTACACCTCGCTCCAAATCAACACAATCCCATTGCAGACCAAATATTTCACCAAGCCTCATACCGGTTGATAGTGCCAATAATATTACGATATATGGAACTTGACCTTTTTGCTTAGCAACACAAAGTAACGCCGTCACCTGCTCTTTCGTCATAAGGCATATCTCTTTCTTGGTTAGTTTAGGCGGAATCGTATCTTTTACTACATTTCTTATCACCAGCCCTGCCTTAACGGCTTGTTCAAGGGCCATACTTAAGTATCTTCGAGTGGCTTTAACTGTACTTGTTGAAATACCATTTCCATTCTTTCCTCCCTCATTTAATAGCTTATTTAGTAAGCGTTGGACATCCGGAGATTTCAGTTTTCCAATCTGAACATTACCTAGTTGTGGCTTCACATAACATCGCAAACAGCCTTCATACTTATCATACGATTTAACCCGAACTTTTTGTTTAACATAATCTTGTAACCAACGTTCTAGCCACTCCCAAAGTGTAGTTTTGTCGGTACCCGGCAGCAAACCACCCTCCAAATTCTCCAGCCATTGTTGACCAATTTTTAAAGATGCAGCCTTTGTCTGCGTTCCTTTGAGCTTTTTGCGTTTCGTTTCACCAGTCATGGGGTCTTTGTAGGTAACTTTAACAAAATAACATTCTCTTTTTCTATCCCATTCCAGAGTGCCTTCCCCATGACCACGATGTGAACTATTTGCCATGTTATTCCCTCCTATCCCAAATAATGTCTGACTAAGCACCTTGTGTGCATGCCTCATTAAGCAGACTGTCAACATACCACGACGGAACAAATACTCTTTTGCCTACACGCACCGACGGAATAACGCCTTTTTTTACAGCCGCATATATCCCTGCTCGGCTCATGGGAATTGGTCCTCCATTTTTTCTTAACAGTTCCGGTAATTCGTAAAGTGTTTTGTTGATTGACATGTGTACATTCCTCCTAATTAATCTTATAAGAGATGCGCAGTGTCATCTCAAATTGCTTATAACAAATTTATTTCGACTAACAGTACCATACACCACTAATTACTCCTCTCGCCCTGCATAATCCATATAGCTTTAACTTCGACACTTGTTATTCATTAGCAATAACCGAAAAGCTTTTATTTATTTAGCTTATCTTTTTTTTTAATGAAATTTCATTGCTTAAGAAATTACGTTTCTTTTGTAATATAAAAAAATTTCCTTCCCAACTATATCACGTCCAAACTACGCCCATTTTTATATTTCCATTTTCGTCTGGGTCATTAAATTTTTTCACGAGAACACTATTGTCATTTTCAAGAAAGTACTGCACTCCTTTAGACTCCTTTGCTTCTTCATTGCCACATATGCCTATTTTAGCTAGGTCACGGTACGCTAGCCACAGGAATGCACCAAAGAAATTCACCATGTTTTTAGAATATTCTTCGACCAGTTCTTCGGAAGTCCACATTCGTTTTTCAATGGTAAGTGCGTATTTACGGTACTCCCGAACAACTGCTGGTGAAAGTCGATGCTGAGCACCATTAATCAACCTGTAACTCGCAATAAACTCATAAACAGTATCACTTGGGTATTCTGTAATTTTGCCAACCCCGCGTCCTCCACCGCGTCTCTCCGGCTGAGGTATTAACTTATCATTTTCATAATTAAGGAGAGTTCTCGTTGTTATTTTAATTTTTTTATTATCTAACTCTTGTACAATGGTAGTTGGATTCTTAACATTAGTGGACTCATTAAAGTGCATACAACACCTCTTATCAATTATTATAATGAATAAGAACTTCCGTTTCATTTTTAATATTAATATACACTGGATTTTTAGTTCAGTCAAGTACTTTTTGATTTTTTTTAAATAGCTAGTTGTAAAAGTAATACTACATATAAAGAAGCCACTGGCACTCAAAAATTGAGTAGCCAACGGCTTCTTTTTTATACAGGTGCTCCTCTTGAAAGCCAGTCTCGCAAGGCGTCCCGGTAAACCTTATATACCCTTCCTATTTGTACTCGCGGCAAGGTGCCTTCTTTCAGCATTGCATATACTTGATTTGTGCTGATGGAGAGTATCTCGGCAACCTGCTTCGTATTTAAGACAAGTGGATAATTATCCCAACTATTGGATTGCATTAGCAACATCCTCCTTGTGAGACAGCAATACCATCAAAGCTGCGGTACTGTTGTACTTTTCAGCGTAATCATAGGCATCTCTGCCCAGATAATCATTAGCAGTTTCTACGGCTGCACCGTTTTCTAGTGGTAACTTAATCATAGCAACATCGTTATTACGCACAGCAACCATTAGCGGCGTAATTTTCGCTTGCCCTGCTATTATGTTTGGAGTTAGTCCTTGGCCTAGCAAACCTTTAACTCCGACCAAGTCTTTAGTGGCAACCATTTGAAAGAGCTGTCTATGTGGTTTACGCACTCTTGCTCACCTCGTCAGTAATCTTAAGAAATTCCCGCTTGTGTTTTTTTAGGTCATAGGGGTAATCTTGAATTAGCCTATCTAGCCGATGACGCAATTCTGCCGGAACAGCAATTCCCATTAGTGCTGACCATCTATCTAAACAGCAGCGCCGTTTAATCCCACGTAACAATTTCAAATTTAAGGGTGGTTTAGGTAATCCGCTTTCGTCATAAATGGCTATTGACTCGTATTCACCGCAGTTAACCATCAAATCTCTAGCGGTCATACCAAAATCATTAGTCACATAACAATCCGGGTTATACCTTACCAATAACTTAACCATAGCAGGTGTTGCTGCCAATATTAGTGCAAAACCAACAAGTTCAGGGAAGTCCTTAAAGCCTTGCTCTAGCAAATATTCAGCCATTTGCTCATGCCCGTTTTCTACAGCGTGCCACAGAGCATACCAACCTACATCATCTCGGGCAAGTATATCCACGCCCCCGTCTAGCAGGTTTATTACTTCTGCTAGGTCACCCATCCTGGCTGCAAAATTGAAATTCTCATTAAGAATTGACTGGTTCATCTTCATCGTCTCCTGTGTATTTTTCGATATTATCTCTCATGTCCTGAAAAACCTCCGCTGTCATAATGGGTAGCATTTTGCTCCCATAAAGAGCTTGACTCTGCGGGTCGCCAGTAGGATGTCCGTATAGCAATTCCTTTGCATACTGTTCAGCTTTTTCCACCATTACAGCATCAACACTAGTACCACCCTGTGGCGCTGGTACGCCGCCATATATATTAACTGCTTTTAACACCTCAACTGCGATTCTGCTATCACCACTATCGAGTGCGGCCTCCATGACATCTAAAGACTTAGTTACCATTCCCCTAAGCCGTTCATGGGCTTCACTCCAAAGCTCTTTGCGACGAGAATTGAGCTGGGCCATAAAAAAGGGGTTACGAGTCTTCCATCTGGTTATAGTATGTCTATTCACTCCGAGCACCTCGGCAGTTTTAACCACGCCAACACCGGAAGCAAGAAGGTCTATAGCATTCAATTGCTGAACAGTCAATTTAGGGTGTATTGGGGAACTATAGGGCATAGTATTCACCTCGCTTACAATAACAGTCTTCCATCTTCAAGAAATCGTTCAGGGTTTAGCTCAATGGTAATTGCAGGTAAGCATTCGTACTTCGAGCCATATAAAACTATTCCCCTTGCAGAGCTCTCATTATGCTCTAACGCTACTCCTTCTTTAGCTAAGGAATACAAGAACTGATGCAGTTCAGGCGCTACCGATTCAAATTGACAAAGAAACCTTGACCAATCTTCAGATATTTCCGGCTCCACCGTTGGCACTACCGGTTCTTTTCCGAACTTTAACGCTGCAAATTTGTCAATAAGGGACATTTGAAACACCTCACTAGTATCATTTATAATAAAATAATAAGTTTGTAATAAGCCGTTATTACAACATATTACCTGCCTGTACCGATACATTTAGCCGATGTAATAATGTAATAAATTTTTCAGACATACACCCAAATATTTTAAGAGCGTATCCTTACCTCCACAGCAGAGATATATCAAAAAAATATATGGTATATTATCATTTATTACTTTATTACATTATTACAACAAGCTATTGTCATCGGTACTGGCCGGACTATTTTTGTAATAAATTTGTAATAACTTTTATTACATTTATTACGCCAGCAGTGGCAAGCGGATTTCGATTACCATAGCATTTTTTCTATCAGGGTTGCGTTTGCTTTTATAGTCAACTTTTTTACCCTTTGAGTTGATATGCGGTATTAGCCATTGTCGGGCTAGAAAATCCGCCTTGACTCTGATAGCATTAAACCCGCCATCTTTCATTGCCCTTGTAAAAGTACCTGAGTTGATAAAGACCGTGTTGCCGTCCTCAATCCAGCCGTATTCGTATCGCGCATCACAATCAAAGCGTCGGGTATTTTCTTGCATCCATGAATGGAAGTGCATAATGGCACGGGTTGCCTCATCTGCTTCCGACTTGGTTTCTAACTGTTTAGCAATGGTTTCAAGCATTGCCCAGCAATCATTTACAGCAGTGTCTTCATCTTCCGCAAATATCCATTGCGAAACCAGTACATCTGCTGTGGCGATAAGTGCAAGTGCGCTTTGATGACTACCCATTAGGTCGGATGTTTGCTCTTGTAGCTTTTTGCAAATGGACTGAAATAGTTCGCTGAGCTCAGAGTAATCAATAAGCCGCCGGATAAACTCTGACCCTGCCGTACCATAGACACTATCTAACCTCTGGTGTAACTTCGAACCGTAACTTTCCGGAACAACACTTTGCGAGTGGAGTTCAAGCACCCTACTTTTAACACCGGTAGCGGAACTGGTATCAGACATCGGATGTTCTCCTGTGGTTATCGCTAACGTTCTCCAGTTTTGATAGTTGGCTAAGCCACCAGTTTTGTTACCGCGTGTCCGGCCCTTCCCTTCTCCGAGCATGTAAAGAAGCGACTCAACAAAACTTTGCTTATTAGCAACTGCAACTATCTGCTTTTCATCAATAACAAGCGGTAAGTTTGATAGAAAGCCGACCTGCTGCTCGAGACCAACTCCGGTTGTATTAAAGGTCATCATTCCTTGATGTGGGTTACCCCATACAGACAATGCGGCCTTAGCTACTGCAGATTTTCCTGCGCGGCTATCCCCCCAGATGTGGAGTGCAAAGTTACGTTGCTTTAAAGGCTGCATCATAGGTGCTGCAAACCCAGCGGATAAGACGAACCTGCTTAATGGGTTACCTCGCATAGGGTTCACCAAGTCTATCCATTCCTCCAAAGTACCAGATGGCTTAAAAGCATCAGCCAGTTTAGCATTTCCGCCCTCGGCATCAAGGATAATATTGCTAAGAGAAGGTACAAACTCTCTGTCATTAATCCAACCTAGTCGATTAATAGTGGAAATTACCGGGATATCATTGGCAGCCTCAACATCCGCTAAGTACTTAACCAATAATCTTGCTGTTTCACTTGTAACAGGAAGTCCAAAGTTCGCCAAGTCCACTATTTTGGTCTTAGAGCATATAGTACTCCGCTCTGTCCGTATTGTCCGCCAGCGATTGTCCCTTTTAAAAAACAGTTCCACTTTCTCTGTATTTTCATCTACATTCTTTAGGCGTCTGGCAATCGTTATTGGGGTTGGTGAAACTGTTATCTTTCCTTCTTTAGTCCAAGCTTGGATGCCCTTCGTGGTAACCACCCAATTTTCCGGAACAGTAAACTCATAAGGTAACCCTTCAAATATATTAGTTGCCGATTGCTGCTTATCCCATTTCCTAACAGCTTCGTCAACTGCGCTCTCAAGGTGCTTTATGTTTAACTTCTTTCCGGCAAGTTCCCTAAATTCAACAATTGCCTTACCATATTCCGCTTTATCACGGTTTTTCAGTACTCCCAGTGCTGAAACATACTCCTGGTTAAATGCAGCAGTGGGCTGTGATGCTACTCCTTGCCACAACTTTCTTAATACCAGCTTCGCTTTAAACACGGCTGAAGTTGCCATTGCTATAGGTGATTTAACACCACATCCACCCGATGGACAATTATGAAAACCTACTTTATCTTGTATGTACTCGCAGGTGTGCGGCCCACCATCCTGCAAGCAATGTCTAATTTTTTCATCAGTTTCTTCAACAGAATATCCTGTGTAAGACCGACTAAACTGATGAATTACTTCGTTTCCCTTTTCCAATCGGCATAAGTTGCTCACCATAGCAAACCAATCGTTTTCGTGAAGGTTAACTGCATTGTCACGACAATGTTGAATGAATGCACAGTTTTCCACGAGTACTCGCACGCTATCATCAGGATTAAGACCCCTATCTATTTGCGGTTGTATAGGTTCCGCTATTGGTAAAAACTCTTCAACTTTTTCGATAGTATACCGCCGTTCAGGGTGAGCTTCTAATATCTCAACTTTTATTGGCTGCTCTGGATATTTATAATTGAGAGTTCCAGGAACACGCAATATTCGGGCAAGGTCTGACGTGTTATCTAGCTTCCAGCCATTTTCTTTACCTTTATCTTTCAACAAGCCTTGAAACCTGCTCATGAGTTGTTTTGCTCTTAAGTTTTCAGCTTCATCTAAATCCCAGGGAGTATTCAGCAGCCAGTAAGCATGTAAGCCATGTCCCGAATTTATAATTACTGAGGGTAATAGCGGAAAGCTATTCACAAAATCTACTGCTTCCTCAATACCTTGTGGCAAATTAGTCTCTTTATGAGCATCCGCTTTAACGTCAATGTCAGCCCAAAGACAGGTAATACAGCGAACATCTTCAACTTTGCCCCGCCCGCTATCCAGCTTTTTCCTGCGTAATCCAAGACCGAAATAAACATCTTTTTTTTGTGACGACAGTTGTTTAGCCATATCAATGGCACTCGTAAGCTGTGTAGTTTTAAACCATTTTGTTTGAAAATACTGCTCACATTTTTGTTTATATGCAATGGTCATCCAACCGTCTTGACATTCCCCAAAAAGAAAGTGAAACCAATTGGAAATATCGGTACCCTTTGTTGTATTAACTGATTCTGCAATAACCGGTAAAGCCACAGGATTTGTATCTGTAATCATAATGAAAACCACTCCTTGAATGTAATTGAATTTTGTTTTGCATCTGCATTTTTCATGAATTCCAATAATATCCTTCACTTTTCGTTGTCATCAATGTATACCTTTGTATTCTATGGATAATGAGCAATGCTCAAATATCAAAATTGCCGCAATTAATTTACTGCTTTTGCTCCTTTTTCTGTATTTCTCATTTGTATTTGTGTTCCTATATATTATTATACCTGCCCATACATTTTTCGAAGGGTTCTTATATAATTTATTATACCTAAATAAAATTTAACCAAAATTTGTAATAGAGAGCATTTTGGCTTTAAAAATTTCTAAATTCTTACCTATTATTAATTATACCTAGACAGTCTGATACTGAACAAAGAGCGTAAAAAAAAGGCTCTAAGGCCAAACTTCAAACTATATCAAAACCTTTCTGGCTGCCGCTTTTAGCTATATTATCTGTTGCTCTTTAAAGCTAATGTACTTTGAACTCCTTCCGATAATTACATGGTCCAAAACTTGTATTCCCAATAATTTTCCTGCCTCTACAAGCTTCCTGGTTAGTTCAATATCTTCCGGACTGGGCGTTGGGTCACCTGATGGGTGATTATGAACGAAAATTGCACTGGCACTGGCACGTTTTATGAGCAGCTTGAATACCTCACGGCAATGAACCAGGCTTGCATCCAGTGTGCCTTGCGATACCGTTTCCTGAAAGAGAACATGATGCTTGGTCGATAGACCCACAACACGGAAGTGTTCTGTCTGGAGGTACTCCATATCTGAACGTACCAGATTACAAACATCTTGAGGGCTACGAATAATAACTCTTTTATCCGCCACAGGTGCATTGACTTTCTTTACAAATTCCAAAATAGCAGTAAGCTGCCGGGCTTTCACCGCGCCAATGCCTCTAATTAATTTAAGTTCATCCTCACTGGCATTCATTAAATCTTGTACTGTAGGAAAAGAATTCACTAATTCAGTTACCATATATCCATTAGGCTCTTCACGCAAGCAACCTGCCAGCAAATGTCTCATTGTATTCATTATGCATTCCTCCACAAATAAAATAACCAGCCCTTGCACGGTTGTTATAGCACCCGTAACAAGAGCTGGATTTTTGCAAAATCACTAACCCCAACACGCTCATCAGCCTTACAAATCATCCACCTTAAAACAGGGCTCTCCACCTGCCCTACAACCAAACAGCCATTTCGCCAATACCACCCCGTCAGATAACCCAACCAGATAAGCGGCTTCCTGTTCAGCACATGTCTCTTCCTCTTTGCTGTGCACATTGCCCATCAAATTAGGTTTTATCTCACTCATCCCGGCTACAACCCTGCGGCCAATAAAGTCCAGCAAATCTTTTTTAAAGCTGCTCATGCCGCACCCTCTACACTGACCCGCTCAAGCATAATACGGACTTGTTTACGAAGTACCTCAATGGTAGAACGGACCTCTCCAAGATTTGCTTCCAGTAAGCTTTCATATTCACCAACCTGCTGTTTTAACCCTTGAAGCTGCTGAATAGCGTTGCTGGCAGCAGACTTTGATACTACCTTCTGGTCGCGCAGCGTTGCCGCAAATTCTGCCGCAAGAGAAGCCAAAGTTTTCTTAACGCCCAGCACTTCCGCGTTACCACCAAGCATATTGCCAATTTGCGATACCTGGGACAGCACATGTCCACGCAGCTTTTCTTCCAGCATCTGTTTCTGCTCAATAGCGTTGATAACAGGCAAACAGTGCATTTCCGCATTATTCCCCGGCAGCAGTTTCACCAGAGAATTCATGGCCTTAACCGTGCCGGCATGAACAGCAGGCGTGAAATAAACGGCCCCCGCAGGTCGAACTCCAATAGCCTGACATTCTCCCAAAACAGTTTTTATCATCTTGCGCAAATGGTCGCCCACAAAATAGTCACGGTACTTATTGTACTGCATTTCCGCTTTGCGCAGAGCCGGCATGGCTTCGTCCGACAGAGCGGTGGTCTTAATACTGCCCCACTGCCTTTCAAACTCAATTTCACCAATTTGCTCATAGTTAAGCCGGACATTCTTTTTATCCCTGACCTCTTTAATCATATGGCGTACCACTCGTTCTTCTGAAGATAGGACTTCCCGAACCATCAGAACTTCCGTGATTTCCTCGCCAGCCCTTAATACGCCGCCTACTTCTGAGGTGGCTCGGCGAAAGGCATCGGACGGGCGTATCGGCGCGGGTACATACTTTTCCGGCAAGCCGACATTAGCTGCCAAATTTACCAAATCGTCGCGAAGTATTTCCATATCGCTGACACTGAACCACACAAGGTTTCCCAGGATAGTATCTGCCTCGCCGCCTCTGACAGCATATAAGTTATTCATATTGTTCATATTCCATCGCTCCCCTATATTTTTTGAAATAATTCTTTAACAATGCTTTCATCTAGCAAATCCGCTATATGCCACACAGCATCTGACCAGAGCTTAAGCTCACAAGCACTGCTGCCAATCAAAAGGCTATATATCCGGAATTGCTTTTCGGCCTTAAGTTTATGCAGCTCTTGCAAAAACACATCGCTTAGCCGGCACTCCCCATCGGTAATCAATACAACGTCAGCCTTGGCAAAGCCGCCTGTTTGCAATTGCTGCATTGCCCAGCGCAATGGCTGTTCATAGTCCGTACCGCCTCCCAGAAACTCTGTCGCCAGCTTTAGCAGCTTATCCGGCGGGCGTTTACCTGCCGGGAATATATCTGTAATGAGCTCACGGTGCTTACTGGCAAACAAAGCGTACCCGAATGCCCGGCGTTCCCTTTCTGCAATTTCGGCTAAGCCAACCGCTACCGCCTTTGACCAGACCTCTCTTTCCCCCCGCATAGACCCCGAGGTATCCACAAGTGCCAGAACCGGCCCCTGCCCCCGATAGTCTGTCTGCCGCAAGTCATATTGCATCAGCTGTCTTTCTGTCATTTTTCTATAGAAATCCAGCTTTAGAGAAGGCTTTCGCAATGATAACAGTTCCTGGTGCAACATATGGTTGATGTCGCTACCCTGGGTAATACTATGCAGTTCAAGCCGCTGCTCCAACTTTACCTTGCGGGAGGCGGCTGCGATATTGCGCATCCGTCCTACCAGCTTGGTCATATCCCGGAATTTTTGCTGTCCGCGCAAGATTGTTATGAGGTTTGCCTTTTTATCATAAGGCAAACGGTTAAATTCGCCTTGCTGCAGCCCCCATGCCATGATAACGCTTTCGGTTGCTTCTAGTTCCAAAGTTGCTGCACTAATCGCACTATCTCCGGCTTTCCGCACTACCGACTGGTTACTGGCAAGAACTGCTTTTACGTCATCCATAGCCGCCTTAACCGCGGCCAGCGCCCGCTGAGCTTCCTCTGTGTGATTATCCAATAGCTCAGCTTCCCTCTTTCGCTCTACTGCATAGTTAACTTTTTGAACCGCCTGCCGCAGCTGGACATCCTCCTGAAGCTGATTCACAAGGGCTTCCAGCAGGGCTTTACTGCCCAGGCCAGCCCCAAACTCATCACACTGCGTATATTGCCGTAATTCTTGATAAGCAGGCGATTCCAGCATTTTAGCCATTTGCGCCTGATTGAACAGGTATTCCGGCATTACCTCCCTCACCGGGATTAATTCCGGCATGGTCTTATACAGAGAAAAGAATATATCGGCAGACAGCTCCCCCACTGTCGCCAGCAGGATTCCCCCATTAGTTACCATCGCCTGCAACTCCTTTGACTGGACAAATACATTATCATAGGCGGCACGGTCGAATACATCGTGCCGGACGGTATGGCGAGACAGCTTTTTATTAGTTTGCTTCATTGTAAACTCCCCTTATAGCCCCAACAGATAGGTGTTGACTACCGCCTCATTCATAGCTTGAATCGCTGCCAACCGCTCGGTAATGGTAACAGACGACTTACCTTCTGCTTTGGCCTGCTTAATCAGTTCTGTCAGCATTCTCTGGGCAGCCTTCAATTTATGATTGGCTTCTGTTGCCAATGCTGTACGCTCTGCCCCGTCAGGTGTAGCCGTTAGCTTGGCTTTCCATTCAAGCGCACCATCAAATATTTCGTTGGCCTTAACAACTAAGGGGTTAGCGAAGCCCAGCACCATTTTCCTAATGGCTTTTATTTGCTCCGGTTCGGTCCAAAGCATATGTGACAGGATTACAATATCGTCATCTGCAACCTCCAGCCTCCCTTCAAGCCAGGCATGAGCCTGCAAGAATCGTAAGCAGTTCCTGAAACGGCGGTCAGAAATAATAAAGCCCTGCGCACGAAGCTCTTTCCAGAGCCGCACCAAGGCTTGAATGATGTCACCTGTTATTTTGACTTGTTCCGCTTGCTTCTGTACCGTAGTTAGTTCCTGCAAGCTTATTGTCGTCCTTGGCTTAGCACTGCTAAGCTGCAGCATACCGGCAAAATTACGCTCGTCTTTAATGTACTCAACGGTATACCGCAGGTCAAACCTATCCCAAAGAGCTGCAAGTTCTCCGTCTGTGCCGCCATCCGGCAGTTCGTTGGACAGCCCCACCAGTACTTGCAGCGGAATTTGCCGTGGAGTACTGCCATCATCAAAATATACCCGCTCATTCATTATCGGCAATAAGGTGTTCAAAACAGCGGAATTGCACTTGAATACTTCATCAATGACAGCAATATCGGCTTCCGGTAACTTTCTGGCTGTAACCCGTTTATATTGGTCATTTTCCAAAGCCTTCAAGGATAATGGCCCAAACAGTTCCTCCGGCGTACTGACTTTGGTTAGCAGCCGACTGAAGAAGACTCCGCCGAGCTGTTGAGCCAGACATTCTGCAATGGCAGTCTTGGCACCGCCGGGTGCACCCAGGATTAATATATTCCCCCTGGCAATAGCCGCCACCAGTAGGCCGCGAATGACTTCTGCCCGCTCCAGAAAGCAGCTATTTAGCTCTTGCTCCAACGCGGCGAATGTTTTGTTTATCATACATACATCCTCCAAACATTATTGAAATTATATCCCCGGCATCCCCGGTGCCAGGCATTCAACAGGCTTCTTTGGCCTTAATCAGACGAAAAGTATTGGAAACCTTTTTCTTACCGAACGCAGCTAATTTAGTCTCGTCTACGCCCATTTTCTTAAGGTTCGCTGCCGTCAGCGTCAAATACTGAAACACGTCCACCCCGGCGTCGTGAAGCTCAGTGCATAGTTCATACAGCTTATCGGCCTCCATATGCCAGCTTACACTGGGAACAAAGGAGAAGGCGGCATCACCGACAGGAATGTCGCCGTTTTCCTTGGCCCATACTTTTAACCTATCTTTCATATCATCCAATGCCGCTTCCAAGCGAATCACTTCTGCGGCAACACGCTCGGCATCGGCACGGTCAGTCACAGGCACCGGGTCAAAGCTTACACTTTTTATGCATAAGCCGGCATGACGGCAATACTGGCAGTGCTTGCCCGGCGCAGCAGGAAACAGGCTGTCACTCATCCCGTCAATCCCGCCGGACATATTCCATTCGGCTACTTTATCTTCAATATCTTCCGCAAGACGGAATGCCCAAATTCGCGCTTTTTCCATTTCTTCCAGTGTATAGGTATGGGCTTGACGGCTCTGTGCGTCAGGGTAACGCAGAAATACCAGTTCCGCATGAATTTCCTGAACTCCCGTTACTTGTGATAAGTACCAGGCGTATAAGCCCAACTGGTGATTATCCACAGGTAAATATTTTTGCCTATTCGTTTTCCAGTCGATAAGCTGAATTGTGCCGTCCGGTAATGTCTGATACCAGTCGATGTACCCCTGAAAGTAAAGCAACCCGGTGCTATCCAGGGGAATTACAAAGTGTTGCTCTGCCTGACCGCCAGTAACGCCCATTACCATGCTATGCTGCGTCAAATAAGTAACCTCGTCTGCATTTACCGGGATTTGGGCTTCTTGCACGATGGCAGCATTGACCGCCGCTTGTATATCCATCCCGTTTAAATACATTTGTATGGCCGCATGTACCGTTTTGCCTAATACTAACGTTTCTGTCGGCGATTCCGTCATTTCATATAGGTACTTATATTGGAAAGAAGCAGGACATTCTTCATAGCGCTTTAGACGTGAATAGCTATATATCATGCCGCCTCGCCACCTTTTACAATGCTGTAGGCTTCGATGATATTCGTTCCGTTCTTTTGCACAATGCTAGCCGTTATGAATGTTCCAACTGGAACCTCCAAGATGTCTGCACAGGCTGACCAAGCCAATATGTGGGTATCCTTTTGAAGCAGTACCAGCTTAACAAAGGTTTGCTTGCCTTTAATTTTGGCCTCAGCACTGACGATTTGGTATGCATTTAAAAGCTCTATAGTATTTGAAGTGAATATGTCTGGAACTTCTTCCGCTTCTGGTGGCGGTAATGGCGTTACTTCAGCTTTAGATATGCTGTTATTATCGCAGTTAAGCCATGAGAGTAGCTTATTTCCTGTAGAAATATCTGGCTTGAAATATTGACCGTCAAAAATGCCTGTACGGTCTTTAGATGGAGTGGCTATATGTTCGATGCTTAGGTCAAACACAGTAGTGAATTCATATTCAATGCCTTCACGCTGAATAGCGGACGTCCCCAACTTCTTAATTGTAGTTTTGCCATTCTCCACAACCTGGGCGTATTCTACTTTTGACCGCAGTGTAGCGATTATATGGCAAGAAGATTTAAGCATGGTTTCTACCAGAGCATTGTGTTTGGGCGTGTACTCGCGCCAAGCAGCCCAGCTATTACCCTTAAACTTACTGTCCGTTGCTTTCCCCTGCTGGTCAAGTATGCCGCCTTCGCCGGACCAGCAATGCGAAAGGCTGTCAACGATAATGACTTCAAAGCCCTTTTGTTCTGCCAGCTTTATGGCGGCAATGTATTTGTCCGGGTCATATGGCGGCGTTAAGGTCAATACGGAATAGTCTCCCAATTGGGCGTACAGTTCGGCAGAACCATTCTCGCTATCAATGACCGCTATGCTGGACCAGGGAGCCATGCCGTTGGCGACCAGTAAAGCACTGTAGGTCTTTCCTGCTCCGCTCGGCCCGGTAATACCCAGACGTAATTTAGCCCGTTTACGTTCCGCAGTTTTGAATTCCACGATTATCAGTCCCTTCACTTTATTTGTTACGCTGGATAAGAAAGTCGATAAATTCGGCCAGTAGATGTAGTAAAGCTTTTCTCATAGGCAACGCCTCCTTTTCAATAGTTGCAGAAAATGAAAAAGACCCAGCTATTTCCAGCTAGGTCCTAGTTGATTACATATTACTTATACCAAAATATGCAGTTTCGTTGTTGCTATTCAAAAGGTGTTTTTTTATGGATGATTTCCAAGAAGTTTACCAGTTTTATCAATGTAGCTAAATCCTTCTCCATCTCCATTTGCAACAACAGCCATCCCTTCTGAAAAATGGCTTGCTGCTACAAATTATCATATTTCCGCTATGGTCAATAAAACCATATTTACCATTGACCTCCACTCCTGCAAGCCCCTCAGAAAATTCCGTTCCTCATTTATACTGTAACCTAATTACTTCTTTTTCGTTTTTGTCAACGCAGCCTACTTTGTCAGCAATTTAACAAGAGTTCAACCTTCTGAAACTCATGCATAACACCTGTATATATGCTGCATTATAATAACCACCCTACATGTAAAACCTACCGTAATTCCGACAGGGCGTACACTTTGCATATGCTAAGCTTTACAAAAGCTTATGCTGGTTTTTTATTTTTTGCAAACCTCAATAATGCTATATAATTTATAAAACCAAATAGACCAAATGCCACATACAGAGTAGCTTCACGAAACATATAATCTATTACAAGTATTAGCATCCATCCAATAATTGATGAAATAAAACTAATTAATAAGTTTCTCTTAATGCCATGTACGCCATTAAACCTAATACCAGAGCCTACTACTAATAGGACACTTTTTGCAACTGGCATAACCATTCCAGCCGTAAATAACCATACAAGATGAAGAAATGGGTTTTGCGGAAATGAAAAATATAACATATATCCCGGAATAGTTACTGCTAAACCAATTATAGCACCACCTATTCCATACTCCCAATCAACTCGTCCTGCTTTTTGACGTATAGTTGAAATGGCACGAATAGCAAAACCATACAGAATTCCATACCAAAGTAAAACCGTCGTATTTTGTTCTAACTCGAATCTAACATAATTGTTAGGGTACTTTGAAGTAGCGCCAAGCATAAACATAAATATTAATATTCCTAACCCTACTGCCAATTCAGCTAACACAGCCATATTATTATTTCCAATTGAGTCATTTCCTACGGCTTTCGACATACTTATAGTGCTTGATATTTCTCCTATCGCACTGGTAGTATCTATTCCATCCTGCGCCGTAGCCTTACCACATTTCTGGCAAAAACGAGCACTATCTGGTACTTCTTGACCGCAATGAATACAAAATCGCATAAATTAAGTCCCTCTTTCTTTTTACAAAATATTAATGACCATGTTGAATTATTTTTTGTATGTTATCATCCCCCGGGTAGATATCTCCTTTTATTACGTTACTAACTTTAGCTGCATCGGGCAATAAATTAGGATTTGTCTGAACCATTTTACCTGAAACGCCCAATTCGATTGGTATATACAGTTGAAAGGTAGTATCAATATCTTTAACATGTGCATAGTACATTCCCTCACCACCATACCACAGTTTGCTAACTTTATAATTCTTCCGTATATCTCCTAAAGTACTACCTTTACTCACCTTGTTGGACGCTAGTTTTGGCTGACCACTTTGAAGTAATTGAATAACAGCCTCTTGCCCTGATGTATTCAGCCCTAGCTTTTGCCAACCGTTCTTTGTCTTTTCTGCGCATTGCAGAGCTGTTAACCCTGCCGAATCTTTTGCATTTATTTCTATGTCTTTCGCGCTTAAGAGCACCTGAACAGTTTCTATATATCCTGCTGAAGCTGCAAGCATTAATGGGGTACCTCCTTTTGTGTCTCTTACATTAACATTGGCACCTTTATCTATTAATAATTTTACAATTTGCGCATTATCACCCGCACAAGCTAATTCCAATAAAGTTGCTCCGTCATTATCCTTCAAGTTTGGATTGAGCCCAGATTCTATCAATGCTTTTGCACCATTTACATCTTTATTAAATAAACACTCAACAAACTCACTAACAGTAACGTTTTTTGTACTGTTTACTTCCATAGCCTGCTTGGTACTCTCCTGATAAGAACTTTGCACCGAAACAGGTTCGCTTTTTCCGAAAAAAGCTATCCCTATTCCGATAATCACAACAATACTCCCAATTATTAAATATACGTTTTTATTTTTTAATAGCTGACTTTTTTCTGCCGTATATTTCAACTCACCTGAAACATCTGCAACCGTAGTAGTATTAACTTCATTGTCGTCACTTGCAGTAAATATACCACGGTAAATTTTTTTGCCACAATTTCGACAGTATTGTGCTTCATCTGCAGCCTGACTCCCGCAATAATTGCAATAGGACACCAAATCTCATCTCCTTTTAGAAACATATCGCAAACAAGAAACCTTGCCTATCCTCCATACAGATGACAAACATAATACTATAAATTAGAACCACAATACGAGCAGAACTGAAACCCTTCCATTACAATTACTCCCCCTCTTGAAAAATAGCGTAGACAAGCGCTCTGCCTACACTATTCTTATAACAAAATAACACTCTCTTTAAGAAACCTTGCATTCCCTGGAACTTGTTGTCCGCAATTTATACAGAACATAACCTACCTCCATGATAATTACTCCTGCTTTGACTCCCCTAATAAAATTATCTGCTCACTAATTGTTGCTTGTATATGTAAATGTGCAGGTGGTTCTGACGGTATTTGCGCTTCTACATCGGCCTTGGCACTTTTAACACCAGTTTGTAATATTTCTTTTAGCTCCTCCAATTCACTACGCATTTTGTTATTCTGGATTTTTAAATCTTCAAGCACTTCTTCCCAAATTTTCATGACCATCGTATACTTTTCTGCCTCTTCCGAACTAGTGGCCTGTTTAGCCATTTCAGCTGCTTCTTCTGCCTTTTTCTTTACCTCTTCCTGTTTGCGCATATTCTCTTCCTGTTGGCGTACATTGCTTGAAGTAAAATAATCCTTTATTTTATTTTCAAAGGCAACAATGGCTACTATTACTACTTCAACTATATATTCTCTAATTCTTGGCCATATGGATTCAACAAACCAAGGCCAAAATTTTTCTACCGCCCATATTTTAATCATTCCCACTATCTGCTGCCATACTTTTTGTTTGAAATTCATTTGCATTTTTCCCATCTTTTAAATTAATCTTAAATTCCAGCAATTCTTTTAGTGTCATTTCGTATCTTTTATTCTGGTAAATTCTACATTTATTGCTTCATTCCTGCTTTCGTGCGACTTTTTGTCACCTATGTTGAACTCTATATATAAACAAATTATGTTTATATATAGAGGTGAAATAATGGAACATTTAGGAAGCAGAATAAGATTGGTGCGTGGCGAAAGGACACAAGATGATTTTGCCTCCTCTATTGGAGTTGACCGTACTACTTTATCAGCCTACGAACGCGGCAGGAGAGAGCCTGATTTGAAAACGCTATTAATTATTGCCCAGTTTGGCCGCGTTAGTCTTGACTGGTTGGCAGGTCGCCATAGCAATCCTTCTATCGAGCGCGCCCAAGCCTACAATGACCCCAAATGGTCTGAAGTCCAAGAGCTTGCCTTAAGCCATAATGTAAAACCCGTTAAAATCGAACAACTAATCAAAGCCGCTCTAGCCTTGAAATAATGGCATAAAAAAGAGACGGCTTTTTTAATTTGCCGCCTCTTCCTTAGTAACCCAGTACTCATATGGCTCGAATTCTATATCTCGTTTTCCTCCAGCAGTTCACGGTTTTCCCGCTCTAGTTTTCTCAGCCACTCATCATCTGGACTGAGCTTACCTTGTTATTGAAAGTATGTTTATCATAATTGAAAAGCGGGAATTACTATATTGTCCTTTTTAATCTAGACTACCAACTTCCTGAAGTAACTTTGGAACACGAACATCCTTCTTGCGAAGCTCTGCAAGAACATCGGTTTTTTTATTTTTTGGCAACCGTTGCAAAGCCAACACGCAATCACCGATAATATTTTCTAAAGTAGTTTCGTTACTGCCTCGAACATATCTAGTGTGATAATAAAACATAAGTTTAAATAAGACAAGTTTTAATAAATCTCGATTTTTTACTTCTTCTGCAAACTTAGCAAGTTCTTGCAGAAAATTAGGCATTTTTAAATCCGCATATAAAAACACATACATAAATTTTGAAAACTCATTTGCTTCGGCATCCATAACCTGCTTAACTGTCTTGGCAAGTTTCGCAGTACCAATACTTTCAGCAGCAATGTTTTGTACTACTATCGGGGCAGTTATGCTAAGAAGGTCATAAAGGAATTCTATATCTTCATTACGTTCATCTCGAACTTCAGTATTAGCCCCCCTACTATGATGATGGTTAATCATTTCTATCATGGTAGCCAGAAACACTCTATAACCTTGTATGCATTTTTTTAATGAGTTTAGTTTAGTATTTTTGTCAGCTCTTTCATTATTCTTAATAATACGCCCATACAGGTGCAATGTTTTAAAGAAAACTCGCCCTTCAAATGGGGATGTTTCTGCCTTTATAACCTTGGGTCTTACCGCTTCCCTACCATTATCAGGTACGTCTACCAAAGAATCATGTTCTTCCTCGGAAAGTTTGTTCTCTCTTAATTCCTGTTTTAGCCCTTCTGCATCAGCTTCCATCTCTAGTCTAAGACTAAAGCTTTCGAGATTAGCAAGTAGATGTAAATACTTTTCAACAAAAGGTTCTAACTTACCTTCTATTCTAGTTAAGATGTCTTTGCGGTTCCTTTGAATTCCCGCAATAAAACATAATTCATTGCTACATTGCAAGTAGTTTTCATCCCGAAGCATCCATTCAAGAGCCTCATTATCTACAATTGCCCTTTTAGCTAAATAATATTCAAACAAACAGTGATACCGAAAGTAGACCATTCCCTCATTCTCAGTTAGAATTTGTTTATCAAAGAAAAGCTTGCCGAATTTGCTTTCTACTAAACTCAAATCCATATCATCAAAGTATTGGGTTGCTAACTTTAAAAAATCTTCTTTAGTTATTTGGGAGTTAGGCGCGCTTACAATTTTCCATGCAATGTAAGCAAGAAAATCTTCTTTAAATGAAAAATCATAAGTACTTCGATATGTATCATTAGGGGATAACTTTTCTAAAATTATTTCCATGAAGCGCTCCATGACTGATGCTTCGTTGACAGGAATAAAGTCTTCTTGGTAATTACTACAAATAGCAAGAATTAGTGATACATTAAAGGGCGTTCTGGGCATACCAACACATCTCAGGTACAGCATTACTCGGTCTAGCAGTTGGTCCAAATCCACGGTTCTACCATCAAACCATTTTGAAGCAATTTTTCTAATAGCATGTCGTGAAAAAGTATGCATATATATTTTTTCATATGCACATCCAAAATCATGTAACTCATCAGCCTTTACTGTATGAAAAATGTCTTCGTTCATAGTAAAAATAAATCGGTTTGTGGGATATGTTAATGTGAATGCCCGTAAATATTCATGTTGCTTTGGTTGGTAATAATCATAATTATCAAATTGTACTACGCATTGACCGGCATTTAGGAGTTGCTTTATCTGCTCTACCGTCAGATACTCTTCAGGCAACGTATGCTTAGAAACGAACGATTGCATACTTTTTTCAATTGGTTCAATGCCTTGAAGTCGCTTCTTCAAGTCTATAATAAACGGTATTTTTTTTCTCTCGCCAAATTCGGATAGGTATTTCAGTGTAATATAGTTAAGAATGGTGCTTTTACCGAGTTCCTTTTTTCCGAGTAGTACAAGGTTCTCATTGCCCCTTATAAGGTCGTCTATATCTACGTGCTCTTGTTGGTCTTCTTCCTCCTTCTGATATTCGGATTGCTTACTTAACGGTTGCGAAACAAAAAGTTCTTCAAACTTTTGCGGTGCACTTTTATCAATAATATGAGTCAATAAGTCCTTATTTATTTTTTCTGTGAAACCATCCTTCAGCGGTTTAGCTACCTTATATGCGTTTTGCATTGCCGGGTTGCTACAGTTAAGTTGCCAATTATAATGACCATTAGAGCATATTCTGAGGGCTTCATCAAAGGAGTCTCGCTCATCGTAATATTCGCGAAAATATACATTTACCTCCTTTATGAATGGATTAATGGAAAGCAAAGAATAGCCATTAAAATACGAACGCCCTTGAAATATCGAACCACCACTAGAAAAAAGGGTCGATTGTTTAGGGCCGATGACCTGCTTGTCCCATGAATTATGTAAATGACCACTTAAGACAATATCAAATTTCCTTAGTGCAACTTCTACTGAATCTTGGTCCTCATCGATTAACCAGTCTAAAGGGTGATGCATCAGGGCTATCTTAATGTTGCATGAAGAAATACTCGCATATGCACGCTCCACTTGCCTCTGCCCTATAACTAACTTTCGTTTGTCCTCTGCTCCCTTACCAGCTGCCCGCCATGCTGAATCCAAACATGCAAAACCAATAGAAGTATCGCTTACTTGCTTTATAAATGCAGCACCTAATCCTTTTGGATGCTTCCAGACAGCCTCACTTTGAAAATCTTGAAGAAATTTGTAAAAAGGAAGTATTCTCGCATTGTGTGTGTCTTTTAATTCACTATCAATAAAAGTATTTATTGCGTCCTTTGATTTCAGTTTCGTAAGTAAACCGGCCTCTATAACAGCATCAATAGCAGTTGTATCAACATCATGATTACCAGGTACAATTAAAAAATGTGACGCGTCTAAATCGGTTATCTTTAAAATTGGGGTAATAAAACTATCCATTGCCATTTCCAATTGGTTTTCACCTTGCCAAGCGTGTTGTCCCTGGGCAATGAGGTCTCCCGTAAAGCACACAAAATTAACTTTTCCCTTATCTTTAATAAAAGTTGCAATATCGTCTTTTAAGGCATTAACTACTTTTTGCACATCAAATTCGCGTTTCTTGCATATATGTAGGTCAGACAGATGTAATATGTTTATTTGTTCCGTATAAATTCCCCCTAGGTAATATTTGGAGGTTCAGCAATGAAAAATAAAAAAATACTGAGCATTCTTTTAAAACAAAAATCTAAAAAAGATATAATCAATGCCCTCCGAGTACATAGAGCAAACATGGAAAAAAATATTACGCCCTACAAAACATAGATTACTAATTGTAATATTCCATATTTTAGCACATTTTTCTTGAAATATCTACATTATCCGAGACCAAAACGCAATCTTTCATACACCAGCAATTACATTTTCATATTTTCTTTGCCTATTTTGTAAACTTTATTATGTCAGTCTAATGCTGATATATATTTTTATAAACAAATTAGGGCCCAGTTTACACTAGGCCCAAAAATTACGCAGCATCGGGTGATTCATCCCCGGCATCGCCGGTATCCTTGGTTGTACGACTATCTTCAACAATCTGCCCACCCTCAGATTGTGCTTCTCCGGGGATAGCGGTGATAACATCGCTAGTGTTAATGCGTTTTAATTCTATGACAGTTTTGTTCTTATTTGTATTGGTGCCAAATGTACATTCGACATTCTTGGCGCGAAGATTGCTGGTTATTTCTCTAATATGCCTTGACACTGCATTCGGCATCTTAGGAAAACTATAAGTAGGGTTTTGTTCCCTAAGTTTAGTTAATAACTCCGTAGTATAGCCGTTCCAGCTACCCTCCTGTTCAACAAGTCTAACAATAGCGTCAGCAACTGGGTCGCTAGCTACAACTTCATCATTTACCATAGAGATATTGCTGCTATATGCGTCTAGAAAGGTTTTACCGCCAATACCTGCCGCCTCTGCGATAGCATAACCCCATTTAGCAAAATCAGCCATTCGAGGCAGTTTTTCTATTTGAAGGTCAGTTGTCATCAAACATTTGGCTTCCACTAACACATCAAATATAGCGCCTAATATGAAAGGCTGCTTTTCTTTAAAAGATTTCCAGAAAGTTTCCTCTGTCTGGCGTTGTTCTTCTCCTATCCGCATTACTTCAAACAGCAACATCCTGTCCAGTAAGTCTGACCGCCTAGCCGCTAGATTAACGCCGTTAAGGGTAATACACGACTTAACCGAAATGATGATATCCTCCGTGTCAGTATATAGCTTCCGTTTATGTACCGCCCCGCCTGTTACAGCGCAACATAGCAAATCTGACACACTAGGGGATAACGTACTAAGGTTATCGAATGCAGGCATATAATTGTGCGCTATTAATTGAGCCAGTTCATTCTGACTTCGCGGCAACACCATAAGTTCGTGCTTCGCCGGGTCAACCAGTTTTCGCAATAGCCTTAGTGCTGTGCTTTTTGCTGCCCCTTTTTCACCATAAAAATTAGGGATAGGGTGCGCTATATCCGGTACAAAACAGGTGACTAAGTATACCATAAACAGTATTTTATCCTTATCATTCATCAAGTTAATAAACTCTAATACATCTTTCAGCTTCACACCATCATTTCGCTGCGGAGCTATTTGTTCTCTCTTATTTTTGTGACATTTAAAATAAACTGGCGGGCTGCTGATTACCTCCCAGCTATCTCTTCCAACTTTTACGGCAGACTCGCCAAGGTCATAATAGAAGTCTTGGTCTTCTTTTGCAACTCTTAAGTGTAACCGACGCTCACTGGTATTCTGCCTAGCTAATACCTCAATATGATGGATATAGTCCTTAAGCTGCTGTCTCTTGGGCATCTTGCCAAGTTGGTTTTTGTGCTCCCAGTAGAGCATATCCTCAATGGATTGGTCATTAGGTGGGTAGACTTTTTGCCCATTAGCTACGTAGATTTCTCCTTCAGATGATTTTAGTAGGGTTAGACTCTTATCTTGGATAAGACGTTCGATATCAATAATGTTGTAGACCATATTTTAAAATCCTCCTGTTAGATTTGTTCTTTCATTTTACCGCTTAACTCACATTTTTTGTCAGCATTCTACGATTATAATTCGATTACCGAAAAAGCCATCGACATTTTTTAAAATAGCTTTCACTAAATTTATAAATCAGTAGCTTCTAACTAAAATTCATACACTATCCCATTGTCTACAGCGTATTATTTCGTCTTTTGTCCCGCTGATTGTCCCGCAAGCACAAAAAAGCCCTCCAAGCAGATGCCTGGAAGGCCTGATTTTACTGGAGCGGGCAACGAGATTCGAACTCGCGACCCACGGCTTGGGAATGCGATTCCTGAACGTGTCATCATTCCCAAGAGCCGCGAATAATCTATGTTTGTTAAATTCTACAAATGGCGCCCAGATACTAAAAACGGTCACAAATTGCACACTTCTGCACACCGATTGCACACCAAAAGCTATGCATGTCAAAGCTGTTTTGTGGTGTCACGTGCTTCCAAATATCCATGCTTATAATGCTTTGCGCACGTAGCTGCAAACATAAATATCACAGTATTAATATCTGACTCTGATAAGTTCATACTTTTAAGTAAGTCATGAGCAATCTTTAAAGACTGACTATCTACACGACGGGAAAAGCAATAATTTATTCCCTCAACTATAACATTTGTATTTGAATTGCTATTCATCACGCCACTCCTCATGCTAATAATTTTTATATCTATTGCTTGCAAAGTCATGATATTTTATATATGATTATCATGTAATTTTAAGTAGCGTTTTCGCATTTTTTGTCGAAAACACTCTTATAAACTTGTAATCCAGTCCCCTGGCCGGGACTGGATTTTTCTGTTTACGAAGTATCAATATATATCATAAAATACCTCCTTACAAATAACTCAATTGAGTTTTATATTAAATTGAAATAGCTTTATATTAAATGCATGGATATCAAGATGCGAATTTTGCAATTATGCGCTGAGCGGAATATATCGCTTAATGAACTGGCCTTGTCATCACTTTTAACACAATCTACAATTAACAACATCACTTCCGGTAGAAACAAATCTGTAAAAGTCAGCACTATTGAAACGATTTGCAAAGGTCTTGGCATTACCTTGTTTGATTTTTTTGAGCCAACCAGGCGGCCTAAGTTTACACCAGAGGCTACCGCTGAACTAAAGGAATTCGAGAATTATCTTATAAAAAAATACAATCTCAAGTAACCATATCACTGCTTCGGCGGTACATACAACTCCTCGATCGCTACCTGTAATGCTGCTGCAATTTTTTGCAATGTTTCTTTGTTACCTAACATTTTATGCCGTTCAATTTCGCCCAGCGTAGACTCTGGTACGCCTGCTAAACGAGCCAGAGCTGCCTGGGTTTTTATGCCTCGTTTTTTTCTGTATTCTTTGATATAGTTGCGCTCCATGCAATGCCAAGAGCGATATGGTTACCATATCAATGTTAACATAAAATTAAAAATTTCCTAGATAAAAATATAATTAATTCTTGGGGAAAATGAAAAATCCTGCCTGTAAAATATCGCAAATTCTTCTAAAATAATACAAAAACTGCATGTGTAATAAAAATAGCCGACAACGGCTATTTTTTTATTCGTTAATTATTTGTTTGCCTGTACGCTCGATATTCGCGCCCACGTACAAAGACAAGCTTTAAATCCAGCAATCACACTGTCCAATCCCCCGAAAACAGGGCTACGGCGTTATATCTAACGCGTGCGGACTAGCCTGCAACCATCTCGCAAAATTGTTTAAATAACATCATTGCTAATGAGATAAATATCCCGACAGCAGCAAGGTAACTGCCATTCGTAACCAGCCGGGCAACTTTCCCGTTTCCGAACGCGGACAATATCATGCTGCCGGCAAGCCCCACAATACCGACCGCAAATATCGCCACAACCCCATATAGATATGTTTTTGCATCCGGGCTGGCACCGACGATTAAATCTCTAAGCCCAGCAGCTGAACACACCTTGGGAATTACCAACAGCACCAGAAACACTATTTTGCACATCTTAATTCCTCCCTGATGTTATTTATTAATTCATCAGTAATGGTAATTACGTGGTCGCCTGGCAGTTTAAACACCCTGTCCGTTATCCTGTATTCTCTACTGGTACCAGTAACTGTATTAACCACCGTATAAATACCTGCCGCATAATCCATAATTGTACGTTCCCATGATTTACGCCGATTATCCAACCACAGCCGGCACCAATTAACGCCGATCCGTTTTAACGGCTCCCGGCACTCTTTCAGGTAATAAAAATACGGCGCCGTCTGTGTACTACGGTTTATCACGCCCTGATCGGCGAGCGCGGCCAGCCTTCGCTGTGCTACCCGGGTTGACGGGTACAGCAATATCTGTAGCTGCTCCGTATCCAGTACGCCCCATTCCGAAAGTATCTCCTGCAGTCGTGAATCCCTTTGGTAACATTGACGCCTGAAATTGATCAACACACATAACCTCCTCCGGATCTAAGTACGGTGTTTGAATCTCCGTAAGTTCCCGCCCCAGTCGCCAGTACGCCCGGCCAGGAATTGCCGGTAAATTTGCGCCCTCGGATGAATCCAGTATGATCCTGCTGTCGACACCGGATATGGTCTGAAAACACAATCGACCGGTGAAGTTGGCTTTGGCATCTCCGAAACTCTTGCTGGTAAAAATCTTACTGGACGGCCGCTGAGTGGCAGCTACAATGCATATGCCGGCGGCCCGACACAATCTGAGTAATGTTTCTAAATCTTCCTGCGCGTCCTTGTCTTTAAGTTCGGCAAGTTCATCAATAATCAGCACTATGTATGGGATTTTTGCTTTCGTTTTGGCATTATACTTCTGGACGTTAACAAACCGCGACTCTTTTAATAATAGTTGCCGACGGCGCATTTCCTGTACTAATCGGTTAAGCGCCTGGCAGGCTGTTTCTATTTCCGTAACCAGCAGTATTCTGTTTTCAAGGTAGTTATATTCGCTCATTTTTAAGTCAAGCATGACGACAATAGGCGGCTCTGGCAACGACAATAACGAATTAATAATTACATGCACCGCGTTTGACTTCCCCGCCCCCGTAGTCCCACCAATGAGCATATGAGGAAGTTTTGCTAAATCGATTACTTGCAATCCTGCTGTACTATAACCTAATGGTACTGGCAGTACGCCGGCACGCGGATAGTCTGCCGGGTAATCAAAGTAATTTTCCAATAAGTTATTACTGATTTTTAAGATAGCCATTTTCCCCGACTGTCGGATTTCTGCATTGACCTTATCCCCGCCGGTTGCGTCCTTGAAATAATCAATTTTGCTGTAAAAATCCTTAAATGATATTCCGGCCGGCAGAGCTATTGTAAATGTGTAGCCGGTCGCTGTTTTATTTTTGACATGGATTTGTGGTCTGCGCGTGTCAGTCCAAAGGGCTTCCAGCGTTTCGATGACGGCCAGCGGAATTTCTTGGCCGAACATCGGTAATAAGATTGACCGTACATCGTTTTTAATCTCGGTGAGTATATCCACTGTATCACCTCCGTATATTCGCTTTGCTTTATGCTATAACAATATTCTGATTAGGAATAAAAATTGCAAGTCCATGAATATAATTAAATAAAAAATATCACTCCTCTTCAGAAGTGATATAAAAAAGGTCGTTGACTGTGCATTTTAATTTCTCGCTAATTCGCAATGCCATTTCCAAAGTAGGTTGTAATTTTTGATTCTCCCACCTGTTGTAATGGCTTTGGTTGACACCTAGAAAGGAGGCAAATTCGATTTGATTCATTTCGTACTTATGTCGCCATGTTTTTAGTTTGTTTTTAAGCATATATTTATCCCTCTAGGAATATATTGTTATTTATGGTATTCTGTGTATATCAACAAAAACCTTTTAAGGAGGCACAAAATATGCGAACACGGATAAAAATTAGTATGCTAATGCTCGTATTGCTCGCGATTATTACCCTAGGGTGCGGTAGCAGCAATAAACCTGAGAACAAACCTGCTGCTTCTCCTCCACCACAAAACCAACACCAGTCAATTACTACCATGAAGGCTACTACATCTCAATTTATTGAAATATATAACAAGGAAATTAAACAACGCCTTAGTGATAAATCAGTACTAGGTACAGAAAAACCAGTGCGTGACGGTGTGGTAATGTATGACATTCCGGACGGAAAAGGTTCTCATCTTATATTGAATTACAATCCAGCAGATAAGAAACTAACAACAGTGACCTTTACAGTTCAGGGGGAAAGTGGTAAGAAATTCGAAAGCAATACAATGCAGGCCTGGGCGACCGCGGTTATAAGCGCCACTGCTCCAGGAGTATCCAATGATAATGTTCTTGAGATTCGCGGAAAGCTGTTAAATGATAACCCTGTCATAAAAAATGGTATCTATTATATGTCCCAATATACAGAGAAGGGAGCTCCCTTTTTTCAAATTATAGCGAGAGCACAGTAAAATGCCCCAAATCCACTCTGACGTAAATATCCACGATATTGTTATGCTGGTGCTTAGCCGTGCAAGTTTCGCCAGCACTTCTCCTGAACAGATGGCTGCCGAAGTCGCTCAAAAATACATACAGGTTCGTAGTATTATATTAGAAGAAATTAAGCAACATGCGAACCCAGGAACTATGATCATTAAATAAGCTAAGCCCCGGCATGTGCCGGGGCTTATTACTATCCTGTCTTCTTTTTCCGTTTCGGCTTCTCCTGCGCCTTGATTGCCGCAATACTCGCTTCCAGCGCGGCCATAATATCGATAACCTTGCCAGGCGGCTCAGCTTGTTTTGTCCCAATTACGGTTTTGGCTTTACTATCAATCAGGTTCATAACGGCTTTATGATACTCGTTTTCATATTTACCGGGTTCAAAGTCAGTTATTAGCGATGTAATTAATTGCCGGGCCATATTAAGTTCTTTGTCTGACAGCTTAATACTTCCAGGCAGATACGTTTCTAGCGCTGCTACCGGTACAATCTCGTCGACAAAAAGCATAGTTGAAAGCGTCAGCGCTCCTTCAGCCGGCCGGATCGCTGCCAGGTATTCCTTGCTCCGCAAAACGAATTTTGCAATACCGACTACATTAGCCTCGCCCATAGCCTGCAGCAATAGCGCATAAGCTTTTTGGGCGCCGGTCTCCGGCACTAAATAGTAAGACGCGTCATAGTGGCGCGGGTCGATCTGATCCAATTTAACAAAGTCCTCTATGGAGATTACCCTGCTGGCCTGGGGTGCAATGGCATCTAGCTCTTGTTTGGCAATTACAACATAGCGGTCAGGGGAGATTTGATAGCCTTTAACTATTTCGTCTTGACGGACTTCGGCACCGTCAGAACCGACCTTTTTATAACTGATTCGGCTATAGTCACTTTTGCGCAGTTGATTAAAGCTGATAGTTTTCTTTTTGGTGGCCGGGTATAAAGCCACCGGAACATTAACAAGCCCGAAACTAAGCATACCTTTCCATATGGGGCGCATAGTCTCACCCAATCTAGATATAGAAATAAAGCTGCCGTTGCTGGCAGCTATTTTAGTTATAATTATATCATATTGGGTTATCCCGGTCAGGTGGAAATTAATGTTTTATATACCATTTACCGCTACTGTCGCAAAACAAGTTAACCTGCTTATTGCATATCTGGCATATATACCGTTTGCCCAGGCCATTACCGACAGTGGCAGACGTTCTAACGTCCAGCAATTTGTCAACTTCAAAGTCCCTGCCATCTGCCCAATGCATGATTAGCGGCTTAATGTTGCCGTTTAGGTCGTGTTTGGCTGTGATCGTTACATATGTTATAGCCATGTCTTATCACCCCTGGTTTTATAATAGAACATATGTTTGTAGTTGGCAAGTGGGAATAAAAGGAAAAGCCGCCCGGTTGAGCGGCCAAGAAAACTACTTTGCCCTATCGGCAACTTCTGTAATTATATCGTCAATAATCGTATCCGTATCTAATGGGTGGAATTCTTGCATGTCAATTATCCATGCTTGAGTATCACCGTCATAGTGTTCATCAATGTAACCTTCTCTCCGCGCGCCAGGAAATTGATATACTAAAATTGACTTACCGTTCAGGATATCAACGCTTGTATGGTGCGCTTCAGTTATGTACTCAAGGACAGTTCCGTCTTGGCGAAGTTCTACTGCATGCTGCCGCAAGTCATCCCCTGGTGTTTCATCGAGGGAGTTTACCCATTGGCGTATTAGGGCCGCTTCTATTTCTTCCCGATTGTCTTCAATTATTTTTTTCCAGTTAACCATTTTCACCCCTCCAATTTAGCTAACATTTTTTCGAAAAACCGAATGCTCTTATTTATAACTTCCCCATTTTTGTAAATTGCGAAGTAATACTGGTTTCCCTTTTCGATATGTTGCCATACCTCGTATTTGTCCCCGTCGAGTTCAAATCGACTAATGCGGGATTCGTTTCTGTTTCTATCAATATTGATGATTCCTTCGACAATTTCCTTGGCTTCGCCGCTTACGATTAGCACCCAATCGCTGTTTAATATTAGGCAATTTTTTTTGAGCCATTCGTACTTTTCAGGGTTAATCCATACCTTAAATTGACTATCCCACTTGAAACCAGCTTGATTGATTTGTTCTTTCGCCTCAAAGGTTTTGCCAGTAATCCGGTCAACGATATTGAAGGATTCTTCTATGGTGTATTGCTTGCCGTTATACTCAACCATACCGTTTTTTAAGATTCCGTCTTTTAACATCCTTACCGCCTCCGTTTGTTTATCTTTAATTAAATTATAATCGAAGTTAATAATAAAGTCAATAAGATTTTAATTAACTTTGATGAAAATTTTATTAAAAACATGGCAAGCGATAATAGACAAAGTAGACCGCTGAACCAACGGTCTACTTTGATTACACCTTGTGTATAGGGTTGCCTTGAAAACACCAAAGATGTAATCATTAATGTTTTCGAACTAGCAGTAAATAATAGTTTCAATACATCCAATGTATGATATAATATTACTATTAAATGTAAATTTTGTCAATCAATAAAGGAGTGTTTTTTATGCACGATAATATTACATATTCAACTTGTGCGATATGTGGAATAAAGTTAAAATGGAAATACTGCCGCGCCTGTAAAGATCACCAGACCGAATATCACCGTTTGCAGCAGAAAAAGCGATATGATTACCGCAAGGCAAACGGCCTATGCGTAAGGTGTGGTGCTCCCGCCGCTCCTGATAATGTTCGCTGTGAAAAACACATCGAGCAAAATAAAAAGAGCGGCGTTGAATATTACGCCGCAAAAACTGCCGTCAAATAGGCGGTTTTTTTGTATGTAATCCGCCCCTGAGAATGCGGCTAGTAGCGCATCCCATTAAAGTAGCAATCCCATCACGCCATGACTCGTTAGGAAACAGGGCTTCGATGGACCGGCAAAATTCTTCTGGTCCGAATGGCATATACTCAGTGTGATATCTGATAATAACTTCTTTTATATTTTCGTCACTACCGCCTGCACGCCGGAAAGCCGCAATAAGGCGGTCAATCTGTTCACCGCTAAACCGTCCGCATTGTGGATTGATTTCTAACGCCAAATCAGATATGCCTTGCATGTTGTTATCCCTCCTTCTCCCCGGCTACTGCTGGGGTTCTTTCTTTTTCCAAACTAATTCATAGTCCAACGCGGCCGCGATACGTCTAAGCTTCCAATGCGGCAAAATCCCTTGCTTTAGTTGTCTGGTTACTGTTTGCGGGGTATCATTAGTACCAAACATTTCATTTATTCGTCTTACGGCATCAGAAACATTCGAACCGGCTCCTGCCAGTTCTTTTTTTATTTCTCGCTCAATTTCCTGCGCTTCATACTCTGGTACTGCATCCATTTTAGGCATTTGCATCCCTCCTGGCATTAGTGTATCAAACATCATTAACTTTGTAAATATTTTTATTAAAGTTATTTAAATTTGTATTGACTTTATTATTAACTTCGATTATAATTTAATTAAAGATAAACAAACGGAGGCGGTAAGGATGACAAAGGTAGAACAACAATCCAAAGAATGTCAGGCTTTCAACCTTGGATTAATAGCATTCGGCAATGGCAAGAAAGCAATTCCCGCGCTGGATAAAGACCTGTTAGGACTGCTTCAGGGCAATAAGGTTGGCGAAGGGCTTCCAATTATCAAAAGCTGGATAGCCGGATACAACAGCGCAAATATTCTTGCAAACTAAGCGGCCAGCACGCGCGTGGGAGGTAATAAGAATGGATATAGGTCAAAAGTTTTACATGTCTAGTAAGATAACTCCAAATCCCCGACTGTTTCAGTATCTTGGACAAGACAGCGACTTGTTTGACCAGTTTTGCAATCATATAGTTCAGGAAGTATCAACTGGCGAAATAAGCCACGTTGAATTAGAGTGGTTTAATCAAAGACAAATTAACCCGGCTTAGCCGGGGTCATGCGGAAAGGAGTGAATAAATTGGAACTTTATTTATTAGACGGTGAATGGGTTGACAGAGAAACATTTATAAGAATTTGCGAATGCACCCCAGAGGAAGCCAGACAAATGCAATTAGATTGGGAAGAAGAGTGCCAGGGCTAACGCCCGGAAAGGAGTACAATATGGTAATCGTTTTTAGCGACGGCAGCATGGCCAATATGGCAGCAGATTATCGGCTTGAATCCGAGGAAAGACCGGCAACGCCGGAAGAATCTAAAATCTACTGGCAATGGCTCGATGCTATCCCCTACCCCGCCTGATGATGGCCTTTGGTACAGGCCAAAACTCCCTCCGGGGAGTCGCGGGAACCTAATAGAAAGGAGTGAATAAATATTATGCTTAAAGTAACGATTACCCTTAGTAACGATGACGCCGAACTACTGCAAAAGGCTGCCGACAATATGACGGCATGGAATGCACGTCGAGGCAGGAATACCATTTGGACAATTGAGGATTACCTGCGTATTGGGGCCTTGCAGCAAGCCAGGGAAGACCTGGAACGACATGCAGCCGATTTGACCGCCGAATAGGCGGTATTTTTCTGCCCAAAAATAAAAAGCCCACCCCCGGCCATTGGCTGAGAGTGGGCTTTAAACGAACCTGGAGGGTGCGGCTAAATATAAAAAATAACCCCTTTATGGAATAACAACAGCTACTCCCAAAGTGGTTATTTTAAAAATATTGACATTATACACAACTTGCTGTTGGTTGATAATTTCCTTCCTCACTTTCTCTAAAACTAATCACATTATCATCATGATTTAAACGCGAAATTAAGTCTGGCCTAATTTCAATACCTACAGTATTGATGAATTTAGAAACGTAAATGATGTCGCAATACTCTTCTAATCTGCTAACCAATTTCCTGTCCTTCAACTTTACAATTAACCTTTTCATCTTTCACCACCCCAACAAGTTTATCTATATTTAAGGCGCCATTGCCTTGGTAATATCGAGGATACCCTGTGTCGTCTGCTGTACTATATATATATTGCACTGTATCATTAATATGCCTGTCAGACGTCCGAATTGCTCCAATCACTCCAGCAACTATTGGAGCAGCCAATGATGTTCCAGTAATCAGGCTGCCATTAGCAACGCAATATCCCGGTGCCACAATATCGGGCTTAGAGCCATTAACGCTATCTATACAAGAAAACTCAGCCACTCTCTTGAATTGGTCAATTGCTCCAACAGTAATGCTTTTTGTGGCAATACCAGGACATTGAATATTATATGTAACAGAATTTCTATTGCCTGCGGCAACTACGATTGCTATTCCAAAGTCACTAGCCACATTAATTAATTGACATAAATCACATTCGCTTTTACATCGAGGATCACGATATATAGATGAAGATATATTAACTACATTAACTTCATTTTCTATAGCCCATTCAATACCCTTCATCATATTAATTTCGTCAGGACGATCTTTCCCAATCTTAACTGAATATAACAATGACCCTTTTGCAAAGTTCTTAATGATTTTTGCGACAACTGTTCCGTGTCCTTTAGTATCAATTATACCTGTACCAGTTAAATCGATGTGATCAGCAATACTTTTATTTATATCGTTTGCTCCAGAATCTAAAAATGCTATTTTAGACCCCCATCCAATTAGATTGTTGTTCGTTAACAGTTTTTCAGATATCGTAGGTTGGAAGGTTATTGAAGATGTTGTTAAGTTTTCAAATACTCCTTCATAAGGTACCCTAATCTCTCGGATAAAATCATAATTATCGCCATCCCAAGGGGTATCCGTTTTTATTCCAATAACTGGCACATACTTCGATTCATATGTTATTAAAGCACCGATTTTATCAAGAGCCTTGCGGCAAGATTTTGTTAACCTGTCATGCAAGCTAACTATGTAATCCAATGTCAGGACCTCCATAATGGACAGCCTTTACATATTTATAAGGCGATCAATAGCATGTCCAGCCGTTTTTGACTTGTCAAAATGTTTTTGCCAAGTCAAATTCTACACTGGCACTGGAAATTCCTGCATGTTTTTAAATATAATTAACATTTTCTTGTCTATTTATACTTTATATCGTTAAAAATCTCAGAAAAATAATAATAAAGATAATTGCTGCTACTTATTTCCAAAACAAAAAAAGCCGCCCAGGTCTCCCCGGACGGCAATAAAATGTCCCACCCTGGTCCGCATAGCTTAGAGGCGTGGTGGGCTCTGTTGGTTATATTATATCATTTCCGCAAAGCAAAATACAGCGCGGCCCCGGCAAATAAATTCCGCTGCCAAGTGAGCCTATTCCGTTCCGACTTGACCTCTTGCTCGTATGCCTGCAAGGATTCGTTGGCCTTCTGCAATAAGCCCTGCGCTGTCAATAAGTTTTCCTTGGCTACTGTCGATTCGGCTTTCAGCACCAGCAATTGATTCTGCAACGCCGCCAAGTCCGCCTGATATTCTTCCAGCTTCAGCCGCGCTTGCGTCAAGTCCGTTTTCGATTGCTCCAAGTCGCTCAGCAGCCGCCCGTTGTTCTCGCTGAGCTGCTGAAATATCTGCTCCAACCTGGTCAACTCCTGATCTGTCATGCTGTACTGAGCCGAACAGGTACCAGGCAGCGAGGCCAGCAAGCAGGCAACCAGTACCGATAGCAATAGTCTTTTTATCACTGAGAATCATCTCCTTTATCTTGGTTAAACTAAACATGTATCCCACTCCTCTCCCAATAAGCGCCGCCTCCACGGCGCTATTTTTATTGACTAAGATAATCAGTTACGCCACGGGCTATGGCTCTTGCCATCCTATCCCGCCAGGTCGGATTTGCCAGCAGTGCGGCTTCTTCCGGATTGCTGATAAAAGCCATTTCGACAAGCACTGCCGGCGCATTAGTGTACCTAAGCACATAAAAATTTTCCTCTTTATCAACGTCACCGTCAGACCAGTCGGCACGAATTGGCAAGTCCGGAAATGTGACTGCCACCTGATTAGTAATGCAAGTTGCAAGCCGATCAGCGCCAGTGTTGCCTTTAGTTGTGTAGATTTCAAAACCTTTGGCCGCCGGATTAGTCGCAGAATTACAATGCAAACTGACAAATAAATCGGCTCCCCAGGCATTTGCAACATCACAGCGGAATTGCAGGCTATCGGTTTCCGGCTGTTCCCTCTCGGTTCTGGTCATTCGGACCAGGCACCCTGCCGCATCTAAATAGTGCGTTACTAATTTGGATACCGCTAAATTTACATCCGCTTCCTGCAAACCGGTTATGGGGTTGCATGCCCCTGGGTCAGTTCTCCCGCCGGCGTGGCCGGGGTCAATTACGCTTTTAGCCATTACAGTTTTACCCCCTTTTCCTCTCTAATCTGGATCAGTTTATTCCGCAAAAAAACGGGTATGTAGTGACCATATCCCAGCCGGTCTATGTTTTCCAACAGACTTGTTACCTCAACTATCGCAAAACCGAACAACGCCATGGAGCGCAGTGTATTTGTCCCCATAGCCACGTCTGCCCAATATGCTACAGCAACAGCGGCAAACATGGCTATCTTTTTTTGCATACCCTTATAGCCCTTACGCGAGCTAATTTCGTCCCGCCTGCTGGCCGCCGCCCATCCGGTTATATAGTCGGCTAGGGCAAAACCAAGCAATGCCCATACTTGATTATCAACGCCGCCGATAGCAAAGGAAAAGCAGGCTCCTAAAACAGAGCCCGCCGCTAGGATTTTTATCTCGCTGATCGTGTAAAAGGTTTTGAGCCAAATAAATACATCGTTAATCAAATTCCCCACCCCCAACAAAAATAGAGCCTTTCGGCTCTTACTCTGCAATCAGTCTCTCTGCCACCGCTTCCCTGTACTCTTCCGGCACATCTGTTTCAAGTGCCATTCGTCCAGCCTTGACTAAATAGGTGTAGGCCGTGATTTTCCAAGAAATCAACATATTACTTTCCCTCCAATACTTCAATTTTTGCAGACAATGCAAGGATTGCTTCCCACATGTCTGCCGTGTCCTGGTCTACAGGCGGAGTTACTGGTGCACCAGCTTCTGCCTGCATCTCTGTCCAAGCCGCTTCTATTTCCGCTAGTGTTGGCAGAGTCTGCTTTGTATCTTCCCAGGTATTTTTTAAATTCTCGTATGTGTCTGACATGCGCCAAGCAGCACCAGGACGTATTCTATCCAGAACTAATGCAATATCCATTTAATTCACCCCTTACCCTATTTTTAGTAATTCTAGCATAGCGTAGGTTTCAACCTCGCCGCTAGACATTGCGCTGCCAAAACCATACGTGGCGAATGTCGATTGACTATAATGCTGTAGTTCTAAAACCGTAGTAACAGCTACTGTAAACACGTCGCCCAATATTGAATTAGTCTGAACCCAGTCCCCTGTGTCTGGGGCGGCTGCTTGTTCCGTACTCCCTACAGATAAAGTCGTCGCCGCTGTAATGTTCCGTAATCGTATTTTATGCCCATCAACATTATTCCCAGGCGCTGAAGCTTTTACGGCGTATGTGCCTGCAGGGATAGTTAACTGGTTACCTGACAACGACACCCCGCTTATGTTCCCGTAAGTTTTTAACTGATTCAATTCCCGTGTTCTCCAGGCTCCAGATGTAAATGTACCGCCGCTTGTCCCACTTGCTTTTTGATCGCAGGCTTTAACATAACCAAGAGTTGTTTGCTTACCCGCTACCTCGTTAGCAAGCGCTGTTATATCAATTAAACCCTGATTTGTTTCCGCATCAAAGGCTTTAACACAATACAGCATTTTTATGGTTCTCGGTCGAACACTACTGAAATACCCAGTAAACGCGCTAGAAGCCTGCGTCGTCGGTACCTGATATTGTGTTAGGGTCTGCGCTATTTTTCCGTCGTTATTAGGTAACTCACCAATTGCGAGCCGCGTAGGGTTAGAGAGATTTCCTACCCAATCCGGTACTTGTGTAGGTTCTTGCCATGTACCTGCTTCTGCCGCCAAGCCGCCGCGTCCGTAGTCTAGTAATCGTGGAAGTCTAAAAGTGGTACTTCCATCCCCGCTACTATACGCGCCTACAGACGACTGCACCGCCGCCTGTGCCTGCCATTCAGCCTCGGTAATTAGCGGCGCGTTTTCCTGTACCCATGCCCATAATTGCGGGTATGTGGCGCGGCTGATCATTGCGCCGGTGTCCAGGGCAAGCCAGCCTGGTGGCGGAGTGTTGGACAGACAGGCTTTGATACTGCCAATGGATTCGCCGCTGCCACTCTTAATGTCCCTTACCCGCCACCTGACTGTGCCGTCTGTTACTTCCTCTCCCACGGCAGGCCATACAGGCTCTGTCGCTGCTGTTGTACCGTCTTGGATGCACTCTAGGTAGGCGTAACTGGGGAGGGTAGGCGAATATTTTACATCACCGACAACATAGCTTGTGCTGTTCTTTCGTAGATGCAATAAGTCGGCGTGTGCTGATGTGCTGGTATTATGCTTGGTAATTGCAGGCTCGTGGGCGTCAGGGTCGTTATCGTGGACGTTTACGGCATTCTGCATGACCGCCACCGTTACCAGCCCGTCCATAGCAATGCTAGCTGTTATATTCGCGGTATTCGAAAACGCCAGGTTTATTACAAGTTCCTCCGACACCGCCACCGGCCCGCCTTCTGGTGGCAAAAAATCCGGACTGCCATCTGCCGTATAGGCGTACAATATTTCTCCCACATCCGGGTCCTGTGCAAAAACACCCAACTCCCGAACATAAAACCCATCTTCGATTCCTGCGTTGGTCGCTATCCCATGGATTTTGCAGGTACCATTTGCCAGAGGTGTCAGTGCCGATATATCAATAATTTTTATCGGATGTACTAAATCGCTGAGCGCTGCAACTGTCTGGCCAGTACCCAATACACCGTCACCAATTTTTAATTTTGTGATATTCATGACAGTGCCGGCTTCCACCTTGGCCTGTAGCGCCAGGCCTTTGGCTGTCAATACTGTTCCGCTCCAATTAGGCATGCTGTATTTCAACTCCTTTGAACTGATATGTTACCCCGCCGGCATACGCCCTGCCAGCGATACTCGCTCCCCGGAACGTAGCTGGCATAATCTCAACCCTGCGGCAGCTGCCAACAGCACCACCAGCATAAACCGTGCCCGACGTTTCTCTGTACAGCGCCACGCCTTCAAGCCAGCTCCGCGTATTCTTCACAGTATCAATGGCTTTTTTCAGCCTGGCATATATGGCAGCATCCGGCATCTGTCCGTCAATTTTTATAACCCTAAAAAAATACGGCTCTCCGCCGTATTCAAACCATTCCTGGACAATGCCCTCATTCAGGATGGCTTTAACTACTTGCTCTACTGCCCAGGGCGTCCCTTTTCGGCGATGTTGCGCGATCGACGTTTTTACTAACGTCCGTTTCTGCGCTAAGCTAATTCCTGGTTCGTAAAAATCCACATGCCATTGCCAGGCAAGCAGGTCAATCACGTCCTCGGCCAGTTCGTCAATGCGAGATATTAGCAGCACCGTTGGAATGGCTGCCGTAACCGCCTGTAATTCACCCTCCAGGGCCGCGGCTGCCGCCTGCACTTCGGGATCATCCTTAATGCTCGGAGGTACCAGGTCAATTAACCTAATCGCGGACATATCAACCATCGGTAAGCCCTCCATAGGTCACAGTGATATTATCAGCTATGGCGACCTGATATTTTTCCAGAGCCGTAAAAACTGGTGATGTTACTTCCACTCGCCCAGCGCCTGCTGCTCTTGCCCGCCAAATCAATTCAGACGGGTTTTCATCCCGGCCCAGCCTGGATTTCTGCCACGCCACGTAATCTGCAACAGCCTGATTTACCGTCACTTGGATATCGGTACTGATTGTTGTGTCATCCTTGTTAATATAGTAGACCATGTTAATATCAAACCCCACTACTTCTGGAGCCAGCGCTTCCACCTGATCCGTAAGCGGCCGAACTGCCTTATTGGTTACCGCAGAATAAACCAAATCCAATATTTCTGCTCCTGGTACTTCTCCACCAGCTAGCAGTGGCCGTAATTCAACTTTTCCTGGTTCTGGACTGCGCACCGACACGTCAACAATGGTTTGCGATGCCGACATAGCCCAGAAACGGTATGCTCCATCCGGTCCGGCAGTGCTAAAGGATTCCGGCGCCAGGCGGATCCGTTCGCGGTAGGCGTCGTCAGTTTCTTCATCGGCGCCGCCTTCGCTCTCCGTGGTATTCGCGATAGACTGCACCCATGGAAGCGGGTCGACCAATTGGTTAACCTGTCCAGGGACATAACCATTGCCGGCGTCTCCCGCAGTCAGGCAGGCAGCCGCCGTATCGCCATATAAAGCACCGATCGGGATAGTAACCGGACTTGAAACCTGAAATACTATGCCGTTCGCCGTCGTACCTCTGATGCCAGCCGGGATAGTCACTGCTTGTGGCTGAGCAGCTGACAAATTAAACCGGATAGTTGTTTCCGCCGGCGATGCCGCTAGGCGGGTAACGCCGACCAGGACGCCGAGATGGTCCAAGTTGTCGCCCACGGCATAGGCCAGTAGATTTTGTTTAGCAGAGTAATCTATTAACACCCGCTGTTGAATTATAATAGCGGCAACAGATTGCAAAAATAGCCGGACCGGATCACCCTGGGCGAGTGTCCGGCCGGCTATGGCTTCATACATGGTTATCACTGAAGCTTCTATGTGCGCGGCGTCAGTGTCAGTAAAACTGATAGATGGTAGATTTGCCAGCACTCTTATCCCTCCCTTAGCTTCTGCACCACTTGTAGCACTGTACCGGCTGCCTTTGAACCATAGATAGATTTCGCCGCAGTCGGTTTGTCAGCCGACGTACTTCCCAACGTATCCAGCACACTAATTGCCGTGCCCATCGGGTCGCTTTTAGCGCTTACAGACAAATTAGCCACATCTAACCCCATACGGATATAACTGGCTGTCGCTGCCGCTGAGGCATTGCCGGTCTGCAAATCTGTAGTCGCCGCCAGAATGGATTCCATTCCGGTAATGGCCAGCGACGGATCACGCACACAACTAACTGCAATGGTTGCCATTTCAGCAATTTGACTAACAGACAGTCCCGTTTTCCTTGCCGGCTCTTGAACAGCAGCGGCAACCTTTTCGGCTTTCTCCTTCTGCACAGCCGCTGTGTCCGTTGTTTCCTTCACAGCGTTTGGATCTGGTTCGAGATAGTATTCTTTCAGGTTAACGTCTACAGCAATATATAGAACAAATCCCTGGTTATCGACATATTTCCAGGCTTCGCTAATACTCTCAATAACGAAATTACTCAGCGTTTCATTGCCAATAACGAGCGGATGATATTCCCCTTTTTGCACGATTTCTCGCAGTTGCTTAACTTCATTCAACGGATTCAAGCCGTGGAAGGCCGAAAAAATAACCTGGAAAGAAATTTCATCCAGGCCGGGAGAGATAAATTCTAATTTTGCTTTTTGCCCAATAATGGCATGTTCCTCAAATTTCGCTGCAGTCTTACGGCTAAACTCATCAAATGTCCGGGTTTTCTCGACAGACACTTCAAACGTGACCGGCCCAAATGTTCCTATTGCCAATCAGATCACTCCTTTAACCGTAGGCGAACCGTCGGCTGTAGCCTGCCGTTGATGGGCTCACCGTTGAAGCTAACCCGTGTAACTTCTACTCGGGGCTCAAACTTCTGAACGGCTTGCACGATCTCCGCCGCCAGCTTCGCCCGTGATACCGGCATAGGCAAGTCCAGCAGTTTGGCATTGACGCCAAAAGACCGGTCTAATGGAACGGAATACACCGGCGTTGCCAGGATGGTCCGGACGTTCTGAAATATTTCTTCGGCAGTAGTTGCCGGCGCAAAGTTAACGGCTATACTGGCAGCCGCCGTAATTTCGATTTCCATCCTTTATCCTCCTTATGCCGGCTGCCCGGTAGTGCCGCCGCCGGGCTCTACACCGCCGTGGACATGCGTTTTTAATGATACGCCATCAGCAATTACGTCTCCGGTCACATTCACGTTGCCGGCCGCTACGATGTTAACCGGCCCCTGCGCGCTTATCATGAGCGTGTGAGTTCCAATGTCATATTCCAGGACGGTGCCGTCCTTAAAACTGATATGGCGTTTCTCCATATCATCTACCGGCGGCTCATCTACATCCGAATAAAAAGACCCAAGGACAAATCCTTGGGCATTGCCACTCGGTAAAAACAGACAGACAACCTGTTCGCCGATATCTGGCATCCACCAGTCTTTATTTTCCTGACTCTGTTGTACAAGTACAGACAGGTCATAGGATACCATGTTCTGTCGATCACCAAACACCACTTTGACAGTTGCTTTGCCCCGTGACGATACCCGCCCAACTCGAACCAGATTTTTCAATACAGGATCCATCAGTATCCCTCCAGTACCCGGCGCAAGTCAATTTTTACGGTGTAACCGGCGCCGGCGTGGGTTGCTTCTTCAATAAAATATTTGCCATCGAATTTGCCGTAACCTTCAACCATCACTGTCCGGGCCGCCAACAGCCGAATATCGCCTAGAAGCGAAAACGACATTTTAGTTTCGCCTTTATTTTGCTTACGAAGTTTTTTCCGAGCCAGCTTTTCGGCCTTGGCAATACTCTTTACTCGTTGGTTTATCACCAGAGTTTTACCGGTAGCTGGCTTATTGGGCGCCCGGTAGGTATGGGATATGCTTTTCTTACCTTTAGGGTCGTGATATTCTACTCGACAGGCTGAATACACGTCCCGGGTAGTGGTCGAAAAACTATGATCCAGGATATGCGACTGTCCGCGCTTGATGGTCAGTACCGGCTCCATGGCTTCATATTTTTCTTCATCAAAAATGACAATCTGCTGGTCAGACACCTTTAAAGACAAACCGGCATCTTCGCAGCGCTGCTGTAAAAATGCCAGGTCAGACTGTTCGGTTTGCTCTACTCGATCCTCTTCCGGATCGTCGTCCGTGTCGTAAAACAGGGTTAGTCCAGCTTTGGTGGCAATGTCCCGAGCAATGGTTGACAGTTTTACCTTTTCCCAGCTCCGCGTTTTTTCCTCACCGCGCAGGCTGGCCGATTCCGGCACGGATAACGCCTTTATGGTCACAGTAGCGGGTGAGGCTTTGCCGTCAATGGCATCAATTTCAAATACGCCCAGCGGCAATTCTTCCGTTTTCTCCTGCTCTGTCCAGTGCTCGGTAACCACGCTGGCGGTCAACGTGGCGCCCTTATCCGGCAGCCAGTCACCCATCCAAAGCCCTGCACGGTCCTCCAGGCTTATCTGTAAGTCATCAGCCTTGCCGCTGGCATGGTCAGTGTAAGACCAACTAAGTAAATAAACAGCCAAGTCTGCCGATATGTCTTTGTTGTTGTAAAGTAGTTTTAGTTTCGCCCTGCGTGCCTGCATAAGCTCACCTCTTCCATGGCGGCAATACCGTAGATGTGGCAGTAGCAACATCGGGAACTTGCAGGGCCACGTCGGCCGAGAAAAACACCGTCTCTCGGTGCTGCGGATTAGCTTCAATTAGCACCGACATTTTACGCTCGTCCCCGTACATCTTATAAGCAATAATGTCCCATGTATCGCCCAAAGCGGTTACATATTTACGCATAGCCTAGTCTCCTTTGTTGTGCCGCCCAGGCATCCATTTTGGTTTTAAAATCCTCAGCTTCATTTCGAATAACTTGGCGCACCTTTGAAGCCACATTAGGATCGCCGCCATCTACGGTTACATTCGGAGAATAGACGAAGGTCGGACCGGAACCATTACTCGCCGGACTATCAACAAAATCCTGAAACAGTGATCCACCACCAAGCCCCATCATCTGTCCTGCTGTCGCCCAGAGGGACAGCGCCCGTGAGCTACCATCAAGCGGAATAACCGCTTCCGGACCTTTCTCTGCAAACAATCCAATGTGTGGGCTTGTGGCAATCGTACCATTAGCATAAGCTGGTATTTGCATGGATACATCGGCGGCCGCGACACTGCCACCACCGGTAAACAGGTTTTTTACCCAGGCTGCTTTTTCTCCGAGCCAGTCAAAGGCCCGGCCAAACCGGTTATAAATCCCGTCGACAAACGCCTGCAGTGCTGCTGCCGGATCATCCCAGAACCTTGTCCACCATCCTTTTACAGTGTCCCAGTTCTTAATAAGATAATATCCGGCTGCCACTAATCCGCCAATGCCAACGATTAACATACCAATAGGATTTGCCGTCATAGCCAAGTTCCATGCCCACTGCGCACCAGTCCATACCCTAGTTACTCCTGCCGCTGAACCCGCAATACTAAGAAAAGTTGCCATGCGCCCTACATATAGCAAGCCGGCGCCGGCTCCTCTTGCAACATTCCAAGCCCACTGTGCTACTGTCCATGCTTTCTGCGCTGCACCTATTTTGGTCATCCATCCGTACATGCTTACGAATGGAGAGATTACCGCCCAACCAGCCCAGGTCATGGCGCTCAAAGCGACCGTGCCGCCCAGGACCGCTGCTGTCAGCTTAACTACCCAACTGCTTAGAGTCGGATATTCTTGGCTCATTTTAACTAGCCATTCCGTTCCATTGCTTACTGCACCAGCTAATTTATTTATTTCTGGCAATAGTACTGAGCCGAAAGTAATAGCTGTGCGGACAGCTGAAGCTTTAAGACCTCTTAGTTGGCTTTCCGTGTTTTGCAGTTGAATAGCAAATTCTTTGGACATACTGCCTTTGGCTTCATCGGAATTGCCCATCTTGATAACTCGCAAAAATTCTTCATAGTTACCAGAAATTTTGGAGAGATTATCAACATGCTCAGCTCCAAACAACTCAGCCAAAACATTGTTTCGGGTCGCCGCATCAAGACCGCCAATGCGTTCAAACAGATTCATAATAGTGCCTTCGGCGTCTTTGAGTGCGCCAGATTGCAATTCCTCTGCTGTCAACCCAACTTCAGCAAGTGCACCCTTGAATTTTTTCGATTGCGTAGGTGCTGCCGCAACTTTTGTAAATAATGCATTAAGCGCAGTACCAGCAGTCTCACCTGTTTCACCCATTTGCAGCATAGCAGTAGCCATTCCGGCTAGCGTGGTCCGAGACATTGTAGGTATCAGGGATGTCGCTGTGCCAGCTGTTCGCTTCAATACCTGTATAATATCGGCACCAGCCGCATTCGACCGGTCATCCAGATAATTGACAGTATCGGCCAATGCTTCCAGCTGGGCAATACCTTCTGTAGTTTGCAAGCTAATACCCATGGCGCTGCCTATTTTGGCAAAATCCTCAGTAACCTGTTCCGCTGGTGCCTCAAAAGCCGTCCCCATCATAATGCCCATCCGCGCGAACTTATCAATATTTTGCATCCCTTGCACGCCAGACTTAGCAGACATGGCAAACGCCTTAGCCATGTCATCCGGCATAATCATCATGTCTTTACTGGCCTGCATAACCTGGCTTTGCGCCTGGTAGTAAACATCAGTAAGTTGCCCTGCGTCATCCCGGGCACCGTCAACCTGCTTGGCTACGCCGGACATGGCGGATTCGAAATTTATAGCTGAATACACTGGACCGCCAACTGCCACAGCAGTTTCAACAGCCCCAGCCATATTCGCTCGGGCATCACTACGGGACTGACTTACTTTGTTCTGCAAAGCAAAAGCCTTGGCATAACTCTTTTGTGCTTGCTCCGCTTTTGCCGTTTGTGCCGTCAGTTTTCTATAGGCGTTACTGTATTCTCCCGCTGTCAGCACGTTCTTTTTTTGCTGGGCATCAAGCTCTCTCATCTGGCCTTTTAACGATGACACCCGGGTATTAAGCTGTGTCATGCGGTCAGAGGCAGAAGAAAAGCTGCGGTTGAAGTTAGAGCCCATACGAGCCATAATATTAAATGCAATTTCATGCATGCGACCAGCCATTACTTCTGCCTCCTTTGCGCATCATTAATGGTTTCAATCCAGGCTTCAAGTTCTGGGAAAGGCATGCTTAGCCAATATGTAACCGAAGTCCGCGCTTCTCTGGACAATCGCAGTGCCACTGCTCTGATTGTCTTGGCCGGTTTAGCGCCCAATCCTATTCGAGCAAAAAACTTTGCACTTCTCCAGTAACACTGCTAAATTCTTTGGCCGGTAGCGCTTGTATCAAGTCGACTGAAACACCAGCCGCTTTAGCTGCAATGATGGCCTGGTAAGCCTTCGCTGACTCTAGCATTATGGCGCGTACTCCCATAGCCCGCGCTTCGGCTTCAGCGTCAATTACATCCTTGCCGGTTAATTTGTCCAAATCTAACTTGATTTCGGTATATTTATTGCCTTCAAATACAAACGGCTTTCTAAACGGAATCGTGATATTTCCCGTGGTAGTGTCTTGGTTTTCACTAGCAGTACCTTCCTGGTTTTTCATTTCATATTCCTCCTTGCTATTTACCTGTATTTCACATATACTGGAAGTGAGGTGAAAGACATGGACATTCTACATATGCTCTTGCGCATAATAGTCTTAGCAATATCCATACCTTTCGGCCTGCTGGCCGCTTTGATACCTGGCTACGCCGCCGGACAGATCGTAGCGATGATCGGCCTACCGGCTGAAATTGGTTACTATCTGGTGGGCGGACTGGTGCTGGTAGTGTTTTGTGCCTACTTCCAGGACCGGATCACGCCACCGAAAAACGCATAAACGAAATTATTCAGGCCGTACCCGGTTAAGGTACGGCCTTTTATTATCCACCAAGCGCCAGGCGAACGGCGGCGAGATAATCCACCCCATCAATCTTGCAGATAAAATTCAGCTTGTCGATTTCGATGTATTCTTTGCCGTCATACCAAACCTTATAATAGGTTACTTCCAGCGTATTAGAACTGTCTGTTGGGGAACCGACTTCTAGCTTGCCGGGCTCCGTGCTTTTCGGTATGCCGTTGACCGTCACTCGCAGCGGCACTGCCCGGTAGGTGCCGTTGGCTGCGTCATGCACCTGAATTGCACCCCGCAAATCGAGCTGGTGAACTTTCGGAGCTGCAAGAGAAAGTGATTTCGGTGTCGGTGTGCGCCATGACAATGAAAGTTCCATGCTGCTATAATGACCGATAACCGGGCTGTCGTATTCGCCAGCAATGCCGGCGCCTTTGACAGTTTCCGTCATTGCTTCTAATTTCGGCAATTCTGCATCAACGAGGCCGACAAAGTTTGTTCCATTTTCATATGCCCGGAAATTGATTAGTTTTTCAGGGATTCGATTCATACATAAGCCTCCTTTCTTAGTTAATCAAACAGTGTGCTGAAATAGGACACATCATATTCGATTACTTCCTCGATATCCTCGGCCGGAGGAGGTGGTGCAACATAATAGTGCAAGCGAAAAACCCCGTTCAGCAAGTCTGTTACGGGGTTTTCTGATTCTAAAAACTCAACCCGCCCGCCAAGAATTTTCTCCGTGGCCGCAAGGCCGTTAAACCAGATATTGGCGCTATCCACGAGCGTATCCACCAATCGGCGATTGGTCGGATCATCAACTTTTTGCCAATGGGTCAGTACTAAGGTGTTTGCAATCCAGTTAAACATGCGCCGTACCGGAATAAAGGCGTCTTTAATGTCAGTGTTACTCGGGTATGCGCCGGTACGGTTCCCCCAAAGTTTCCAGCCACCAATAAAGTTTAGTGCGGTAACAATTCCCTGGCCGTTTAGGTAGTTAGCCTGAATCAAGTCAAGATACACTTTTTTACCGTCTGCTGTCAGCGCCATGTTAGCTTGCAGGGATTTATTAGACGGCGACTTATATGGAATATCGTCATTGGCCGCATCCGTCTGGCAACAAATCCCGGCCAGTTGCGTACTGAGATGAAACTGTTTGCCGCTTAAAGCAACTTTCGGCCAACAGACTATGAGCTGTGGGTCAATATAATTGTTATTGGTTTTCCAAGCTGGCACCTGAGTATATTGCGTAGCCGCATCTTCACCGGTTGTGGGTATATCGGCAATCGCCGTCGCCTGAAATACGCCGTTAATGCTGCCAGACTTGGCATGCAGTACTGCAGCTACCAGCGGATCCGTAGACCAGCCGGGGGCTAAAACTTGTCCAGGGACAAGTTGAAACATCGGATACACCCGGGCAACCAGTTCTAAACCCTCTGGCTCACCAGTGGTGATGTCGATACCGCCAACAATGTCGTCACTATCGACCATATCCGGCTTCAGTTTGGTGTAACTCAAAACTAAAGACGTTTTCTCGGCCGTAATTTCGCCACCCTCGACGGGGGTAATAACAACATTGAGCTCGTCATTGTAACCAGCAACATAGTCTGTGCCTTTTACTAACGGTTGTCCGGCTTCGACCAGTTTAACTACCAGTGTACCCAAAAGGACTGGCTCGCCAGAGATAATGGCCGTACCGTCAGCAATGTTTACGGATTTATTGGTTACAGCTTCTTTATGCACCGCCGGGTCAAGTACGTTAATCAATACCACCGGAGCCACATTAAATAGGGAAAAATGACTGTAAATAAACTCGCAGAGAGTGTATTTATCCCAGTCATTTGAATACCCGAAAGCCTTGACTGCCTCGGCGTAGGAATAACAAAGTACCGGATTATTCGCCCCTGCTGGTTCACTGGCAAGGTGAAGCGGCGCTGTACCGAATACAACTGGTAGCCCCGCTGATGTTTTCACCGGTGGAATAATAGATGTTGGTACTTCTGAAGGAAATACGCCATGTTTATACGTCACGTTTCAAGCCTCCTTCCTGGATGAATTTCTGGATTTCCTTATACCGCAGGTTTTCCAGTGAACCTGATGATTGAATAGCTGTGGTGACGGCTTGCAGCTTGGCCGGTGGCACAAATAGCGATTTTATCCCTGGACACTTTTCAACCACATCTTTCAGATGCTCCGGAATCCCGCCTTTATAGATGGTATGCCGCTGCAGCAGTCCGCCAGGCAGGCTGGGGCCGCAATAAATAAAGCGCTCCGTTTTCACGGGCGCTTGTTCTTTCTTATTAGCCATAATATGCATCTTCCTCCATTTCCGTTAGAATCGGCCGACCGATGGCCCATGTAGTAGTCATCCAGGCAATCCAATACGGCCAAGGCTGTTCGTCCGGTTGCTCCCACTTAATGGGTAATTGCAAATCGAAATGTCTAGCCAGCGGCCGGCGCGTGATGATAGCCTGCCGGATCCGTTCCAATACATTCAGTGGGTCCCGCCAGCCCTGGCCATGTTTTGAGTAGGTCGTTGCAATCAGTCGAACAGTGGCCGTACCGACATCCTGGGTATCTTCTCCTGAGCGGAAGCGGACCAGAACAAATGGTACTGCTCTTGCAAATTCATCGTCCGGCGGTTTCCCTGGTCGCGGTTCGTCATCATCCAAAAAACCAGCAACTACGGACGGCGGACGCGGCGGTCCAGTTTTGGCCTCCAGGACTAATTCGGCAGTGGCGTCGGTAATTAACTTACATAATTCGTCGACTAAGATAAGCGGTGTACTCATTTGCCATACCTCGCTAACATACGGTTAATTTCGTGATTTAGTCGGTCGCTTAGCCGCCGGTTTGCGCCGGCTTCGACATATTGGCTAACTGATTTACTTTCTAGCATCTGGGCAACGGATGGGCCGTGTCGCTGGACAATAGGGAAGCGGCCAGCGCTAGTACGATTAAATACACCGACATGGCCGCTGGACATTTTTGCCACAAATGATTTTGCAATGGTACCACCGCCTGATCGTTTTACCTGAGCATATACACCATCAGCCGGCCGGCGCTTAGTTACTTTGCCCGGGCGAATTTTATAGTACGACAGCGCCCGCGGCCGTCCCCGGGAGGTTACTGCCGCGCTTAGATTGGATGTACTAGCCTTGCTAATACTGATAGTTTCGCGCACACGACCGGCAGTGATGGTATAGTCTTCTTTTGCCTTGGTCACCGCATCAGTCCGCGCCCCTTCGGCTGCCCGGTTTATAGCATTGGCAAGCACTTTCGGTATAGCTCCTGGGATATGCCCCAGCATCAGCTTTGCCATGTTAATCTGCTCAGCCGTAATATCAATCATGAGCGATTCGCCCCCAGATCAATTTCCAGCATCCCCGCACTGGCAGCACAATTAAGCACCTTGTACCATTCCCCGTCTACCGTCATTTTCTGATCACGTTCCGGTCGGTATCCCAAATCCGACTCACTGACAAACAGGGTTAATTCCCGCTGGTAGATTCCATCATAGCTATCGCTTTGCCGGTTACTGCGCTGTTTGGAGATATCATCATCCACAACACAGAGGATTTGCTGGCCGTCAATCTCGTGCATCTCGGCGAATTCATCAGGATTAAGAAAAACGGCCACCAAATCGGCGGCCATCATATCTTTGAGACTCATATTATCCTACCAATTTGACAGTAGCAGTTGTCGCGGCCTGCAGTTTAGCAGACAAACACCAGCCACCTATTGGTATATTATCAGTGGCAGTTTTAGTCAATTTACTTGCTGTTCCATCCCAATAAAGAACGTCACCTGCACCAAAAGCCACTGTTGTAACAGCCGGTACATCTGCAAAGACACCTTTAACTGCTACGCCACCAACACTCCCTGGTGCAATATCGGCCACTGCAAAGCCAATTCTTGTAGTAAGTGACACAACCTGACCGGCAGTAATGGTTTCCGTTCCGGCATTATAGTAATCAATAATATCACCGTTTTGTTGATATACACCTTGTCTTGCCATTCTTATTCCTCCATTTTATAATGTTTTAACTCTAACATTTATTTACCAGGGTTTTTGTATAGACCACGGAAGTCCAACGCTTTTACGCCGAACTCGGAACGAACCTTATAGGTAATTCCGTCTACTTCAAAGCCAGGCTGCGTTTCAATGTATGGAGTATCTTCCCCGTTCAAGAATGCAACCTCTATCGTATCAATGAAACCAGGAGCCGTTGCAAAATAATAGGCGTCCGGATCTACGGCATCCAACTGTGCATCGGCTACTACCTCTAACAGGTTTTGAAATACATTAGTTGCTGCATTGTTAGCCCCTACATCCACGGCAGATTTTACAAGCTGCATCGCATCAAACTGTAAGGCTACAGGGCCAATCCAAAACGCCGGCGTAATGTTAAGCGGAACGGCATCCTTCTTCTGCAGCCCTTTTTGTTTTGCCATGGCTGTGAACCCTGCCTTAAAAGTTTCCTTGCTTGGCGCTGCTTTGACTGTGGCTTCAATATTGGCATGAGGAGTGCTGAATAATGCATTGCCGTCTGCCATTTTGGGGTTGCCGGTTAAAATGGAATAAACCGAATAATTGATGGTTAGCCGAGCAGCGGCACCAAACTTAGTCGGGATATCCGTCAACGCTTGCAGATCATCGTTAATGATGTCTTCACGGGTTAAGCTGAATAGTTCGCCGTATTTTTCCAACTGGATATACTCGCCGGTATCAGACATAGCCACATATTTATACTCATTTCCTTTGGTGACTTTACGCAGTAACGGTGCCTCGCTCACCTGCACCCTGAGTGCTGGCTTATAATCATTCAGATTCCCTCGCTTGGTCCAACGTTGGTAAGTTGTTGGTGCAGTTTGATATGCCGTCATAAGAGATTTATTTGCAACGTTGGCCAGGACACTGGGGAAGTCCGATGTGGAAATAACGGCTCTGACCAGTTCCCTGCGATCATACCCACGAAATGCTTTGCCATGCGTACGTTGATATATTTCACGCGCCAGGTCAATCATCGTCATTCCCCGCAGGCTTTCAAACCCGGCCGCCGGTTTCTCAACTTTTAGACCAGCTCTGAAAGACATTGCATCGGAAGCAGCTGCGCGAAATTTATCCACATCCTCCTGGCCGAATTCAATTGCAGGGGTTTCAATTGGTGTTCGTTGTTTAGCTAATCGCTGGACAATTTCTTTATTAACATCAGCAACGGTAACACCAGAACGTATGAATTCCGTAGTGTCTAATTCTAATTGGGGAAAATTCCTGCAAAGTTCAGTAATTTCCAGTGCTCTCTGCGTTTCCTGTGCTCTAATTTCTTCAGGGGTTTGATTAGTTGTTTTACTTTGAGTATTGGTTTCAGGCATAGGTTGTTCACTCCTTTGTTCTTCTTGATTATTTTGAATTTGCGGTTGTGTCAATACTGGTTCAAACTTTACCGTTACTGCTTCTGGTTTAAGCAATGACCGAACACTTTCATCGTTCTTTAAAACATCTGCTATAATCCCAGCAATATCTGTTTCCTCTTGTTCCAACGACCTGCCAATTCCTACATTGGGATCAGCTGCCGTTGGTTCTAGACTAACTTCAAATGGTTCCCAGTCAATTACAATTTCACAGGGGCCAGCAAAACCACGAACTACTTTTCCTGGTTCAACAACTGTATAAGCATTAGTAACATAGCCCATAGAAACCCCACGCAAGGATTCGCTATCGACCTTCCCTTTGATTTCTTGCGCTTTAGTATCACTATCAAATCGCACTTTGATGCGACATGTTCTTGCCTGTTCATCTTGCCAGGCATCAACAATTGGGCCTAGAGGTACTAATCCGTGATTTGGATCTCGTCCATGGGCAAATAAAAAAGAGCCAACTGTTTTTAGTCGCTCTAATTTTGGTTCGCCTGGGTCATGACCTAGAATTTCAGTCCCCCACCAACGCGGGACTGGAGTTTCACTGGAAAAACTAAATTCATACACACCATCTTCGCCATCAACAGCTCTCATATCAGCGAGCTCTAAATAGCGATATTGTTTAGTCCCCTGCTCCTGTTGCCGGCGTTTTTTTGTTTCCTCCGCCTTCATCGGCAATATCATCACTCCCTAATCCTTTATCTTGTATGTACTTTTTCTCCCTGGCTCTTTGATCAACAACCTCCTTCCAATCCTTGCCCTGTTCAGCGCATTTTTCTTCCAAAGTAGCAAAGTTTGCATCAACCTCCTCGCCGCTGGCCTTTACATCTTTCAGCGGATCAATCCATGTCCAACCTGGCGGAATCCATACATGCTCCAAATACCGTTCTTTTTCCTGCCAAAAATCCTTAATGTTGACCTCGCCAGTTAAAACGGCGCTCATAATGAATTCATTGAAAATTTCAATACAGGCATGCTCAATAAGATAATCCTGTATTGGTTCGAATGTTTTTCGATCTTCCAACAATCCTTGTCGAGCCGAAGAGTAGGTTACCTTAGACACATCCCTACTAACCATTTCATAACTGAGGCCTTGACCAGCACCAACCAAGCGCTGCTGTTGCTCTACAAAATCCTTTGTGTTTGTTGGGATATTCCCGGGATTAGCAACCTCAATGTCTTCGCCTGGCTGCAAGTATTCAATCATACCTGGTTCAATAGTATCTACCCGTTTAGGGCTTTTTTGTCCATCGACCGGCATTTTTTGGATTCTTGCGTATGGGTTCGAATTACCAGGTGCAGCTTTAATAAACATAGAAAAACAAGCGGCAATTCTTGCTTTCACTCGCTCAGCTTCGAGGTATTCTCCGGAATCACGAATTGAATCCATGGAACTTGCTAATTCAGAAATACCACGAACCTGAGTCGGTCTGGTTTTACTAAAGAGATGAATTACTCGGTCAGCAGACACCCGAATTGAATTAACTGCAAAATAGCCGTCTGGCAGGGTTTCATAAAGCCAATATGCTACCGGTTTATTCACCTTGTTGACTTCCACACCAGATTTTACAAGATTTCCGTTTTCTCCATACTGGCGAGATGTATCTAGCTGATCCGGCTCTATTAACTGAATTTTAAAAGGTATTTTGGCTGTAGCATCAAAGGTCTTAATAATAAAAATTTCACCGTCTACAATACGCCGGCGAATAAGCATTCTCATTATTTCGTTGAAGGATGACTGACCGGTAACATCGCAGTTTTCATGACGGCACCACTTTTTCCAGGCTTTTTCAATAGCTTTGTTAATTTTTTCGTCATCTTCGCCGTTTTTCTTTTTTACCCGCGCCTGGAAATTAAAACCCCGTCCAACGACATTACGTTCAAATGACAAAATAACACTTTTTGCGATGTCATTATTGCGTTCTAAATCCCTTGCCCGCCGTAGTAAACGCTCACGATATGGCCGATCAATCTGTTCTGCTGTCCCGCCGGCTGCGGCCCATCCTGATCCTAGTCTGTCCATACGAGCGGCGTCATAATTTCGAAGTGTTTCACCGGCTTGCCGGTAGGCTTCCCTTTCATAGGCCCAGCGTGGCGAAATCATGGAAATGACTTTATCAATGAAATTCATAAACTACCTCCTACCGCGTCGGCCATCGAGCGTATGCCCGGGTTGTTCCCAAAGATTCGTAAGAAATTTGCTGTTTTAAAGCTGCTTCGCGCTCGTATAAGGTTTTTAGATTTGCGTGAACAACATTTTTACTTCCTATTCCATATTCTTGGGCACCGGTTTCAATTGCAGCAATCTTCGCCTGTACCCGGGCAAGCTGTTCTTGAAGCGTTTCCATATTTTTCATCACCTCCTCAGCCAATTGCTCTTCCTTGCTTCCCTCTCAATAGGCGGTACCGGAATCACTATCTCAGGCTCAACCAAATACCTCACTCCGGCTATTTCAGCTGCCAGAGCACAGTTAACCTCAACGTCCAGCATATGGTTTTGCGCATGACTGCTGATCGGCTGCCATTCATATGTTACTCGGCCTTTTTTATCTTTTTGCTCAATCTTTTGCTCAGAACAAATCATATCGGCATAGCGCCGGTCACAGCCTTGATATACATTCCATGAGCCTGGAGCACCAGCAGGGACAGTTAGTCTGCCAGCTATAAAATCTTTGAATTGATTGGGATCAAAATTATACAGTAATAACCCGAAAAACTTATCCAGCTTGGTAACAGTATATCGTGCTTTTAGCGGTTTTGATGAGCCTTTAGTGGGCAGGCATATACCCTGGTGCTCCGCGCAGAACTGGTATACTTCATCGGTATTGTAACCAGAGTCAATGCAAGCTAGGTTAATATAATAGGCCTCACCCAATGTTGTTGGGTAAGGCCTATAGATAATATTTTCAATTTCTGCCCACGTTTCTACGCGGCCATAATCCACCAGCCACGATGTCAACTTCGGCCCCCACGCTCTAACTCCCCACCAAAAATGATTTAACTGCACATCAACGCCTAAAGTAAGCAACTGTGCTTTGTCAAAGACACGGCCTTGTTCATAATCCAATTGCTTTTCTAGCACTATATCTGATTTTAACCTGCTTGCTTTGTTTTCCCACGGCTCTGCTAGCCATGAATTCACAAAATTCATGAGATTGGACGGTGTATCCTTGGACTCTAGAAACTCTCTAGCGATACGGCCAAACGATACAAACGGGCTATAAATCGAATTGAGATGATAAGCAACGGTTCGAATTCGCCCAATCGGTTTGTTTTCAGATACCCACTCGCCAAGCCTAAGCATGGTTTGCTTATGGCTATCGCTAATTTTACCACCACAATGAGCGCATTCATACCAAGCTACATCTTCTACTAACTTAGGATTATCCTTTATTTCCTCCGGCCATTTAACTCCGCCGCGGTCCCCTTTCTTTGCCGGTCGAAAAACAAACGGCTGCATAGCTTTGCAATGAGGGCAGGGCACATGGTATTTATACCGGACATCAGCCGCCATATAGGCAGGCCAAATATTTTTATTTTTTGTTACAGGGGTTGATGCATCAACAATTTTTTTATTATGGGGAAAAGCCTTGGTCCGTTCCTCCGTTAGTTTCATAGGACTTGCTTCATCACCAGACCATTTTTCGTATTTGTCAATTTCATCTCGAAACAAATAGCGAACCGGTCGGGATGCAGTTTGACTTGGAGAATTAGCGCTTAGTATAGCTATGAACATGTCGGTAAAGTCCAGTTCAAGCTCTTTACTGCGAACATTAAACTTATCAGCAATAGATATTGTTGATGTAATCATGGGCTGTAAACGCCTATTGCTTGAAAACTTGCCGGTACTTTCTTCCGGATATACTAACGCCGTTGGCCCGGGGTCCTGATCGATCAAATAGCCAATCATGTTATTGATGCACTCGGTTTTAGCTGATTGCGATCCCCAAACTAAAATAATGCGTTCAATTTCTTTGTCGGTAAAGGCATCCATCGGCCCCCGCGTGTAAGGAGTGAAATCGGTGCGCCATGGACCAGGCTTGGAGCTGATCAAATCCAGCACACGATTCTTGTCCGCCCACTGCGAAACAGTCATTCGCTCCGGCGGTTTTAATGCTTGCCTTAATGCTAACGGAAACTCAATTACATTATCTTTTCTTCGTCTTTTTGGCTTTTCGATACTGGCTGGTGCTGGAGAGTTGTTCAAGGAGGTCATGGACGGCATCAGTCATCACTTTCTCTACAGAGCGCATATCCAAGTGTGCAAGTTCTGGGGCAATTGTCCTTGACCATAAAAGCAAGTTTGTTTTTAATTGATTTCCAATAACCATCCATTGCCTGTCCACCTCCTCTTTAGGGATATATTCGCCCTTCAGTACTCCAAGCTGTAGTTTTTCTTTTTCAGCTTTCATTTCGCGATAATCGGCATCAGATTTAAGCTTGCGAGCTTCATTGCTCAAAGGCGCATTACTGCCAGCACCAAGGCCACCTAGCCATTCATTCAGCTTTTGAATATTCCACCAGCCACGGGCCTCATTGGGAGCTCCACGCTTTTTCCAATCAATCAAGGTCCGTGGTGTAACGTTAAAAAACTTGGCTGTCATTTCCGAATTTAGGTAAAAAAAATCACCTTCAAATTTTATCCATGAAGGCACAGTAATACTAGATTTTATAGTTGCCATAATATTTTCGATTACCTCACTTAATTCGGAAAATCGGAAGTGGATTTTTCAGTTTTCACAGAGACAAAAGTCGGGGCTCGCAAGACCCTCAAGCCGTCTACCCCTCCGGAAGGACCCATTTATCATCAGCCGTTCTCGAATGGCCGGGGCCATCCAGACCACTCTCCCATAGCCGTTGCAGTCTGTCTGATGCTAATGATGGAGGAGTTACACAAATAAACCTTGTCACTTGTTCTGACTTGCCAACGTTTCGAGTTTTATTTAACACAATATAGTCAGTCACGTTATCAGCCTCTCTTTCGTTTCATCCTGCCTTTATCACGCTGACATATCCCCGCATTCGTTCGCATCAACTCACGATAGTTATCACCACGCGGCCGCTTACGATAGGTGACACACTGCCGGTCAACGTTATACACTCGGTTAACTGTACAAAGCTGCTCTGGATTATCGTTGTGCTGGCAGATTGAGTTGCAATAAAGTTTTTCCGGCAAGTGGGTCACCTCCGTTATGGGTAAAAAAAGAGCCCCGGTTAGGGCTCATATTGTTGGATATTGTTGAGCAATAATTTTTAACTGTTTTAATCCATTCTCGGTTAACAATCCTTCTTTATTTACAATACCCATCTCAATTAACTTTGTACGCAAAGAAGGACTTGTAAGCATTTTAGACAATTGTTCTTCAATCTTTTTACAGTTTCTAGCTGAATTAATCGATAAATTCAAGTTTTCTCTACCAAAGCTTCTAACTAGCATCTTAAATATATTAAGATGTTGATTCGACATTACAGACAATTGTTGGTGTAAAACTGCTGTCTCTAATTGATTTTGCAACTCAGAATATTTTACTTTTAGATTAGTTAATTCCTTATTTGCAGTTGATAAAGCTATTCGATATTTTTCAGCATCTTGCTCGTTTAATTTAGACTTTGTGATTAATTCCTGTATTAGTTTATCAACTTCGGCTTGCTTAGAATCTGCCTTTTCTTCGGTTTTAGCAACTTCCTCAATAATGTCAGGTGTTGTATCTTTAAATCTAAAGCTTAAGCCAAGCCCATTTCCTTCGAGTAATCGATCAAGTAAATCCTTTATAGCGTCCTTATGATTTCTCATAAATATAATAGCTATAACAGATATAGCTATTGGCCATGATGCTATCACTTGAAATAATCGTATAACTATATCAGCCCATTTAAGGTAGAGTTCAGACCACTCCATAAACACACATCCTTTCACCAACTTACACCATTCGACAAAAGGCAATAAATTCCTGCTAACAGAAAAGCCGCCCAAATGGACGGCTTGCAATTTAAATATAATACTTTCAATTTATATTTTACTTTATTTATACTGCCATTTCAATGACATCTTTATGCCTTCTGTGATAGCCCGTCAATGCCGAATATTAAAGCACTTAGCCTGTTATAGTTGGCTTCCATGTCACGAAAAAAAGTTCTTTCTTCAATATCTTCCTGCTTGCAGATAGCTTCTCGGCTAGGCTTGGCGTTATCATCTTGAGGGAAATAAACCGCTTTAAGAATCCGGTATCGTCGCATATCCTCAGGCTTCCCGGTGCGCTCGCAATAAATGCCGTAATGCATAACCATCTGGTCAATGTGTGCCAGGATCAGTTTGGTACGAGCAACCGACTGCTTGATAGAATGAATATAAGTTGTTGCGTCAGTATCGTCTAATGAATCCAGTATGTCAATGACATATCCATATTCGTTTTCAACTCGTTGCTCCTTTTCGTAGATAGCATTTTCGCAATGGTCTTTTAGTAACTCATATTTTTTTAGCAGCAGCTTTGTATTCCGGAGCCGTTTATCATGACGTGATTTAAACTGCCGGCGCTTCTGCTGTTCAGAGTGATTTAATGCAGCCTTAGCAGCAGTTTCGGATATAATCTCGACAATCATTTTTTCGGTTTCTGAATGGCTGTCAGACAGTCGCTTGAGCAATTTTGCTTTAGCGGCTGTTCTTATTGTTTCCTGCGCCCGTTCATGAATTTCGCGGCATTCCTTGCAAACATCAACACCGTAGAATTGTTTACAGTCCGGTTTTTCAGTGATGCATAAACTGCATGTAGTCAAAATATCACCACCCGTTTTTCTTGGAGTAAAAATTCTTGCTGGATTTAGGATACAACCCGCGACACTCGGCGCAGGGTTTATTGTGCGGATCCGCTTCGAAATGCTGGCAGCCATGGCAGAGCGGTGTTGGCATGGAGTTGGCTTCTGTGGTGTGGGGATATTTAATCATTCAGGCACCTCCATAAACCGGACCGGGATATTATTTTCCCGGGCAAATTGTATTTCCATCTGGCATCCTTCGGACTGTCGCCAGTCGCCATAAACGTGGAGCTCATCTGAGCGGGCGAGTAACACCAGACAGTATTTGAGTACCAGTTCCTGCGGGCCGCGCGGGTCTACAAAATCGAATGCATGTAATGGTGACAACGGGACGATTTCGCCAGCAGCAAGGAGTTGCTGGCATATTTTATTGACACGGGTTAAATTATTATCGATATCGCCCCTTAGCGGATGGGCTATGTATACGGTTTTCAAATTTTCTCACTCCCAATTTTGAGTTGATTTTAATGGCAGGTTAGTTAATTACCTCGGGAATTCCCTCAACTCTCGCATAACCGCCCGCCTTAGCGACTCCTTACCATGGTCTATATGCGCCTTACCGGACTGCCTATCCCACCGGCGCATCCTCTGTAACTCCCGCTTGTCCGGTATGCACGTTGCTGTGTAGCCTTTGCGGGTCATGGTTTGGCCTCCCCATCCCCGGCATTGATCGCCCGCCTACTCGCATTATTAAAAACTTCAATTGCTCCAGTTGCTTTTCTAGCCAGCAGGACAATTCTCAGCAAATCCGGCCTGTGCACCTTGTCATATTTACTATCTACAGGCGTTTCAGCAATCTGGTTGGCCTGCTCGGCTCTGGTGGTCAGTTCGGCGACCTGATTAATTAAATTTTCATTTTCGATTAATAAACTTGCATAACGAGAATGAATTGATTCACTCACCGTCCGCACCTCCCCGGTACTTGGCTAACGCCTCCGCTAAACATCTGCCGTGTCCCGTGTCTCCTAGTTTGTTTTGCTTTAACCATGCAAGGGTATCAGTGGCGACAGTAACCAGATACTGTACCCGCTCCCCGGCCTGCTCTGGGGTGGTGGAGAGGGCTTGGTCAACCTTGCTATATTTCGCTAAACACCTTTCTGTATGTGGCTCATAATCACAAGACGGCTCGTATTTGCATACGTGACATTTTATATAAGAGCAATCTTTCAGCGCTTTTCGAGCTATTTTGTTCTCCCATTCATGCGTTGTTAGTCCAGCTATACAATCCAGCGCCCCCCGCACCACCTCATAAGCGGCCTGGAGGTTGTTAATTTTGTGTTGCTGGTTATCAAATATTGCGCTCATGTCAAGCATTTTTAAGCAACAAGCTTTGTATGCATCGGCAATCTTTTGGTCAGTTTCAGCTATTTCTTTTTCAGCCGCCTCCAACCGGGCGCGGAGGTCGGCGTTTTCTTGCAATAATCCGTCGATAACAGCACTACCAAAAAACGTTTTTCCTTCCGCTCTTGCCTTTTCAACATAAGCAGAGTCATATTTTATACACTCACTCACCCGCGCTCACTCCTTTTATTCCAAGCCGCAACAGCCTGTTCTTTGGTGTCAAAATATCCGCTTGAAGCTCCGCACCCACCTTTGCTAAAATTACAAACCACCAAAACATATTCTTCATTGTCGCAACACTCAAATTCCTTACAGTCTTCCAATCTCTTGCAGTCGCTAAAATCAATTTCACTTCCTCCGCAAAACGGACAAGGTTTTAACTCACTCACCAGCGCCAGCCTCCTTCTCCAATTTAGCCCCGCAGTACGGGCAGTATATAACTTCATTCAGTACCGTATAAAAACGCAAATACCACTTTGCTGGTTTGTTTCCTGGCATTTGTACTTTCTCGACTCCAATAGTATCAATTTTATCTAAGACTCTACACCTATGCTCATCGACTGTTAACGCCATGCTCACCCTACTCCGCTCCCTTTCGCTGTAGTCGGTCATGTTCATTCAACACCCGGCAAAACTCTTTGCAGTCGCACCCTGCGCACAAAACCTTATCCTGCTTGGCTTTTACCGCCGCCCTCCCAAGCTCTGCCTCCGGGGCCAGCGCTTTGATTAATTCAATAGTGTGCTGCAAATTCATAATGTCTCTGGCGGTACAATCTGCATGTACCAAAATAGCAATTGCATATTCTATAACATCTATCGCCTGCTCCGGCGTAATCTTAGCGTCCATTGGTGGCCTCCTTCACCTTACGTTTTATCTCCCAAAGTTCGTTTTCCACTTCATTGCATCTACGCTGTGTATTTCTCAATCTCCGTTCAAGATCATTAGCCCGATTCTGCGCAAAATGCATATGGGATACAGCGCTTTTAACTTTCATCCGTTCAGACAGACCGCGACTTAAGACAATATACTGCAAGACTTCAAATACAGCATCTTTATCAAATTCATTCCGCTTGGCCTTTTTAACACAGACTAAGCGATTATCAACCACATGGTATAAACCGATTCCGGCTGGCAAATCGTCCTTTCGAATTACTTCCGGCGGACTGACAAAGTAAAATGTGTTACAAACCGGCAAATAGTTTTGCCATTTCTTATCTTGCAGGAAGTCGTTCCGGCTGACTTTTACTTCATAGCCGATTGTCCGCATGTTTCGGTATGCCTGAGACATTGCAAAGCCATCAAGGATATAACCTTTTGTGCCTCGGTATACATGAGCGAAGAATTTTAGCTTTTGCTCGGTGCAGTGGCGGTGCAGAATTCGAATTACATCACTCTCAGTCACTTGTCCCCTCCGTCCCCGGCAGCGGCGGTATAATCATCCAGTGAGTTTTATCGTGTAATGTCATATCCTTCCGATATGTACCAACACCAAAACCAAGCTTCACATCATTAACGATTATACGCTGTCCATTTCCCGGCATAGTCTCCGGCGACACCGGCACCCACTGCTGGGCCGCCTCTAACTGCTCTTTCATGCCCTAAAGTCACATAGTTACCCCGGCCAGGCGATTTATACCAACACTCTATATAATCAATCACGCTCATTCTCTCCACTCCTTATTGTTTGGTTAGGCGGGGTTAGCCTTTAGCCAGTAACTTCAGCAAATGAATCAGATTCCCCCTGTATTGCATCAACGGCCGTCGCTCCCGCTCATATTCCTCTCGGTCTTTAAACCCAAATTCGCCGATTACCGGCTGTATCACATACCCATATTTCTGGTCCGGTTTTAATACGGCCCCAATATTCCGAATATATGCTAACATCGAAACCAATTCGCGCCCTGAATTAAACTCGGCCATTTCAAATAACCGCATCCATAACTCATGATCGCCTGGCGAGTGCTCCGAATATTTATCCTCCCATTGATAGGCAGTCATTTCTTTTAATAAATCAGTCGGTTCCGGTATGACCTGTTCAGGCGCATCGAAAAATTTGTCAAAAACGCCCATTTTATACGCACCACCTCAAAATATCCTACTGTATCCTACTCGGTATCCTACTAAAAAAACCTTGAAACCCGCGCCATTGCTGGATGTATCCTACAAATCCTACTATCCTACTCGAAAAACATACCTATAAGAGATATAAAAAAAATATTTTTTATAGGCAGGGTAAATTGTGTAACAATATTTTTTTTGCTCGCGCGTGTAGCGTGTTTTTGTAGTAGGATAGTAGGATAGTAGGATATTTATATATAAGAATATAGATAATATAAGGGTTTATAGGTGTTTTTTTGTATCCTACTCGTATCCTACTCGTATCCTACTCTTTAAAATTATTGTTAACTAGACACTATTTTTCGAGTTCTGAAAGCTTAATACATATCATTCTGACCTGTGTTCGTGTTTCACCGGGTTTAGTTCGTTTGATTTTAAAAACTCTTTTACCAGATTCAATTGTCGTAACTATTTTCTCGTCATTTGCCAATTCGCGAAGAACTTTTTGAGGAGAAAATCCACGTTCCCTAAGCACGTCATTAAATACAGTTGGGTTTATACATAAATACAATTCATCTTTAAAACCGTAAGACATCGGCATATTTACCCGAAATTTACCTTCGTTTGCCTGGGCCCAATCCACAATATAGTCCCAGGCTTTAGTTACGTCACTGGCCTCCGTTTTTGTGACCATGCCAGCAATGATATGCTTCGCAAGTTCTGCGGCCTCGCCCGCCGCCCCGGCCTCATCGGCGCCAAAAATCCACTGGCTAACCAGGAAATCGGCGAGAGCCACCACAGAGACTGAGTCGATATGAGAGTCAAGTTTTTCCGGGAATTGCTTCCGTATTCCGGCACGCATATCGTTGAACGTTTGTTTTAATGTATTGCGGTCGTATTTTATTAATCGCCGGATAAACTCTGTCCCGGCATGTCCGTGGTGATCGGCTGTCAGGCGATACAGATCCGACGCGAAGGGTTTGTTGTCGGCAAACGGTCCGCCGTAAATTTCAAGCGTTCGGGTAACGGCTCCGGCCGTGGACGAATCCCCTGACAGCATCCCCTCGCCGGTGGATAATACGATTGTCCGCCATGTCGCCGTTTGTTGCATACCACCGGACTTATTGCCGCGGTTGCGACCTTTTCCTTCAGCAATTTCGTAAATTTTATTTGTTGCCTCGGTTTTGTCTCGCATGGTTTCGCGTTCATTGAGGCCCATTGGCAAGTCATTACACAGGGAAAGTTTCTTCTCAATACCGGTTTTCGTGGAATCAAAACTAGTGCGCAATTCGTCCGGATCACCCCAGGCCGACAGCGCCACATAAAGTGCGGCCGTTTTGCCGTCCTGAGAATTCCCCCAGTTATGTATGAAAAATATTCGCTGTGACAATATCCGTAAAAGCGGCGCTGCAAACGATGCAGATAATATAAATCGAGCTACCGGCCGCTGCCTGACTTCGGCGGCGAATTGCTTCCATTCATCAAAACTGCCAGATATTCGGTATCCACACACCGCAGAGTTTGCGGCCGTGTCGTCAAGGTCTAGCCGGTAACCTCCTTCGGCGCCCGGGATAAATATCTCATCGCCGCGCCAGCCCATGCGGGATACGGCTTTACCTTCAGGTATACTGTTTAAGTTCGCGCCCTCAAGTTCATCAAACCATTTCACCAGCCACCTGGCTGATTCACTGGATACGGTAAGGCCTTTGTCAGCCAGTTTAATAACTTTTTTGGCATCAAACACTTCTGAACGGGCTAATAAAACCGACTCCCATTTACGGCCACGAAGAAACGTCACTTCGATTTTTTCAATATCGCTGTCGATATTTCTAAGCCGGCTTGTGAGTAATACTGGCACATGTGACGCCCGGTAAGTTTTGACGTTATCCCGGGACCAATCCTGATATAAAATTCCGTTTCGTGTGCATATCCAGTCCGCCGGAATCATCATGTCAACTGGTGAGTCAGGGATAATTGTTTTTACGCCCTGTGCTGGCGCTCGGCTGGCAAGCTTTAGTTTTGCGGTGTGTTTTTTAAGCGCGGCCTTTAATGTATTGACGCTGATTTTACCTTTCGCCCGGGTTTTGAATATCTCAAACTCGGCCGGATCCTGCTCTTGCAACAGTGCCAATGCGCCGATAATTTCGTCGTTAAAAACTGTTTGAGTTTCGACCGGTACCGTTCGGGCTATGGCGCGAGCGCGGGGAATTTTTTTGAGTGCCCACCCGCAAGGAGCCTTAATATCCTGGCAGCCGCCAGGTGGACAACCGGTGAAACCTAATGTACCGGTTATATACTCGCAACTGTGGGGATGATTATCTTCCAGCGAATGCCGAATTTTTTCTTCCGTTTTCTTTGGATCATATTTGACTCCCAGCACTGGCCGGATTAATTCATGGATTAGCTCTGGACCACCTTTACAGCGGGACAGATTCGCACAGGCAGCAAACCATTCAGGTTCAGGTATTTTCCCAATGCTGGACCGGAAACGCGCCAAAAATGCACATTGAGAGATTGCCAGTTCCGCCGATCCGTCACCGTCTCGGCGTTCGAATTTTGTTTTCCTGGTTCTGTCGCCGGTGGCCTGTTGGGGCTCGGCTGTGTATGGTTCCAAATCAGATGGGTTGTAACGTTCGGATGATTCATGAATGATTTTTACTTCGACCGGATCCGATTTATAGTTTTTAGTACCAGGTACCCTTAGGACGCGAGACAGGTCATGCGTTGAATCAAATTTATAACCTAAGGTTGCGGCATGCTGCCTTAATGCAGTTTGAAATCCGTGCAGTAATTCAGATGCTTGTTTCCACTCTTCTGGCGTATCAAGTGTCCAAATTTCGCGAAATAGCCAATAAGCATGAAGGCCATGCCCTGAATATATGATTACGCTCGGCTCTAACGGTATCGCATTGATAACTTGCATGGCTGCACCGATATCAGATGGCAGTTTCGTTTCGGCGTGTGCATCACCGCTAGCAATATCCATATCGAACCATAGGCCCGGAATAGCGGTTATTTCTTCGGCGGTTATGCGTTCGTAGTCGCCTTTAGGTTTATCTGTGATGCCGACGCCAAAGTATACGTTTTTCTGTGCATTAGAGAGCCGCAAAGCCGTTTTTATGGCATTGTCGGTATTATCTATAGGGAACCAATATGTCCGTTTGTCTGGGAGCGTCCAGATCGATAGATATCCGGACTCAGCATTGCCGTATAGTTCTTCAAAAAAATTCACCCGTAACACTCCCTAATCATTGCCAATAAAAACACGGCCCAGGCAATTAATGCCGCGTTTACAATAAAAATACCAATCTTAAAACATGCGTCGGAGATTGCTTCCCTCCTTCGCGCGGTGAGTTTTAGCATTTATGGAATACCTCCTTAAAGGTGAGAGTATTGCCTGTATGGTTGCTGCACAGCGTCACATAGCTCCGGCAAATTTGCACTTACCAATGCTTCTGCAAATTGTGGCGGCACCGCATTTCCGCATCTTGCCACCTGTTTAGCCTTTGAATACCGCTTACCATTACAATCCTGATCAATAATGTAATCGGCTGGGAAACCCTGAGCAGCGAACAATTCATGTGGCTCTAGCATCCGCATGCCGATATCTACTATTTGATAATCCTGACCGTGAATAGTGACTAATCCAAGCCGGTCCTTAGTTGTGATAGTGTGTACCGGTTCCTCTATACTCTGACCAATGGCTGTCCCATAGTATTTCAGTAGAAAGGCCCTTACTTCGCCAAAGTGCAAACCGCCGGCAGTAATTGTTTGTATCGGTTCAGCCACTTCCTGCCCTATGTTAGTGCCTTTCATTTTAACCAAATGACTGGTAACTAAGGCGTTGTGATCAACCGTGGTTACTGTCGGCACTGGTTCATCCATTCCGGCGCCAGGACCATTATAATTACCGCCGTAATGCTTAGCGAGGAAAGCAGCTACCAATTGGGACTTACCACCACCGCCGGCCGTCACTGTTCCTAGAGGTTCATCCATGATATGGCCTACCGAATTACCAAACTGGCGAGAAATGAAGGCGGTAGCAATGGCGAATTTATTACCTCCGGCGGTTATAGTCCCTAATGGCTTATGTATATTGAGAACACGGGGTTCCTGCCCCTCCCGTTCTCCATATCCCATTTGGATCAGCGTTGGTGCAATAAGCAGATGTTCTGCCTTGCTGACAATAGTAGTTAGCGGATCATTAATCGGGTACTGCTTCCGGTCACCGCTAAATCCTGTATGTCCGATCTGAGCTACAAAGGGAGTAACTATACCCCAGCCATTCTTTGCCGTGATAGTCTGCAATGGTTCGTCAATCTCCTGGCCGCGAAAGTCAACGCCGTGATGATTAACCTTGATGACAAAGGGTTTAGGGTTATTTATAACAAACTTCTGAATCCCCCGGGCTATACGGCGCATTGTGTTTTCGGCCAGTGGTTTCTTACGTTCAAAGATACTCTGACACGGTAGTGACCAATCAATTATTTCGGCTGCCGTTCGCCATGGTTTGAGCTTCCCTTTCTTTACTTCCGGGCTGTCAGGATGACCGTGAGTAGGTTTCGGCCAAACAATCTTCCGCCCGTCACACCTGGCTATGAGGAATAAGCGTTTCCGTATAGTCGGAGCCCCATAGTCACAGGCCCGGAGCTCACGCCATTCAACTTTATAACCATGTCTTTTCAATGCGTTCACGAAAGCCTTGAATGTAATCCCTTTTTTCTTAGGGTCTGGCTTACCGTCTTTAAGCAGCGGCCCCCAGGTCTGAAACTCCTCTACATTCTCCAACATGATAACCCTTGGCTGTACAGTTGCGCCCCATCGTAACGTTACCCATGCAAGGCCGCGAATTTTCTTTTCAACAGGCTTACCACCTTTGGCTTTTGAAAAATGCTTACAATCCGGGCTAAACCAACACAATGCTACAGGCCTGCCTTTGGTTGCTTCCCTAGGGTCAACATTCCAAACTGATTCGCAGTAATGCTCTGTATCGGGATGGTTAACTGTATGCATTGCGATTGCATCAGGGTCATGATTAATTGCTATATCTACGCTACGGCCTATTGCTAAAGCAATTCCGGTGCTGGCCCCGCCCCCACCGGCGAAGTTATCGACTATGATTTCTTGAAATAACTGTTGTTGCAGGGCTCTCTCCTCCCTTTATAGAAATGGGGCGACCATCGCCGCCCCATAATTTAATTAAAATACTGTATCCGATTCCTCCGCCGGTGCGGCGCCGTCCTGAGATGCTGGCTGTTCGTCGGCCGGGGCCGTGTCAGTCGTATTTTCGGCCTCCTGCTCCTTGTTAAACTCCAGTTCCGTCTGCTTCAAAGCCTGATCTAACCGCTTCAAATCGTCCGTTACCAGGCCATGTCGCTTAATCAAACTGGCGAATTCCTTGATCTGGTAATCTCTGAGCGACCAGCGCACATCCCCGGCCGCTGTAGAGTTTTTCTCGCATCGGCTGAGTTGCTTGTCCAGAATATACATACGGGTTTTTTCATCGACCTTTTCCCAAACCTTGGCGTTTATAATCACTCGGAACACGGTTTCGTCCATCATAAACCGATTTGCACCCGATATTACCTGCACATCGGCATCGACTGGACTGCCTTTCTTCTGCCATGAGCCGGTACGCATCAGATATGCAATTTTTGCTTCCGCCAGGTGTCCGTGATGGTCATCAATCAGGCGGGCTGCCATAACCGTTATTGCTTCCGGCGCATATTCGTAGCCGGTCTTTTCCTTAGGTGGTTTAAAACTTTTTCTTGCCATTAAATATCACCTCTCTGTTGTTTTTGGCCGGTAACAATGGCCACGGCGTCTTCGACACTCCGGGCGATACCGGCACGGGCACCGCGAGCTTTCATGATACCGATAAAATTTTCTTGTTCGGGCCGGATTCGTCCGGCTGGGGTTTTGACCTCGATGGCGGCGAACAAGCCGATTTTTTTATTTATCATGTCGTGGGTTATCGTGATTGGGATTATTCCGAATAAATCACTGAAGCCTGGCGGTAGGCCGGTGTTAAAAGGTCGGGCGTTTTTTAAAATTATGTTGCCGCCTTCCAGCCGGATAACATCGTCTCCGGTCCAGGTTTGGCCAACATTGGCACGGAAGAAGGTGCCATGTTTTGATAATTCCAATCGAATTAAATTCTGAATGTCTGTTTCGCGCAATAAATCACCGCCTAATATTTTTTAATTTTGCCTGAATAAACACCCACGACGGCTCATAATTCCTTTCCTTTGCAATCCGCTTTAATTCATCAATCGTCCGCGCCCGTCCAACCTCCTGGCGTAACTGCTTTTTCTCCCTGGCGATAAACTCTTCAAGTTCTCCCGCCTCTTCGGCCAGCTGCCGTTCAGAGATTTGGTATTGATATCCGCATTCAGGACATACAGGTGCTGGCTTATGTGCATAGTAGCAGCAGGGACACTGCCTTATAAATACCTTTGCGGCCTCACCTTTACGCCGGGATTTAACCTCTGATTCTAACGTCCAAACCCTATCAGCGTCAGGCAAATCATGGTGAAATACGTTGCCGCAGTGATCGAGAATTGTTGCTATCTTAAATGGATTATCTGGGTCAGGCCTTAACGCCCGGCCGACCATTTGTATGTATAAGCTCAGTGATTGAGTCGGCCGGAGCATTATAACACCTTCACAATTTGGAATGTCGGCCCCTTCGGTATAAAGCTCCACATTCACAAGTACAAGCGTTTCTCCGCGTCTAAACCGTTCCATAGCCGCTTCGCGTTCTTCATCTGGGGTGTTGCCATCTACGGCCTCGGCTGGTACACCAGCATCGCAAAACTGCTTGGCAACCTGTTTAGTGTGTTCAACGGATACACAGAAAGCAATGGCCCGCTTGCCTGGAAGAAACCTTTCGTAGTGCTGGATTGCATCACCGGTAATATGGCTTTTAGCGACAGCCTGGAATAGTTCTCCCTTGGCATAATCACCAGCAAGTGTAGGTACACTGTCCAGATTCATTACTTGAGGCGGGGCCAGGTATTTGTATCTGCATAAGAATCCCCATTCCATCAATTGCCGGATAGACGGTCCCTGTACCATTACGTCATAACAATCTGACATGGGCTCGCCGGAAAGTCTTTTCGGGGTAGCGCTAAGGCCGATTATAATGGAGTCATTTTCATAATAATAATCAGCAATTTCACTCCATGTGCGGCTTTTTTGGTGCTGAGCTTCGTCGACTATCAATATTTTAGGAATTGGAATTTTGGCTAGTCGCCGTCTCAGGGTTCCCACACTGGCTACTTGCATTAGCAGTGATGTGTCTTGCGCTATCCCTGCTTTTATAATGCCGTGCGGGACAGATATCCGGTCCAGTGTATTACTTGCTTGTTTTACTAATTCCGTCCGGTGGGCCATCATACAGGCTCTGTAACCGTTGCTTATAGTGCCTTTAAGGATAAAAGATGCAATTGCTGTTTTGCCGCCCCCACAGGCAAGTTGTATTAATATACGGCGCTGGCCATCTTTGATTTGTTCGCGGACTTTATTGATTATTTGTTGCTGGTAATCTCGCAATTTAAATGCCGTTATTTATACCTCCCTTACGGGAGAGCGCGGATACCCCGCGCTCCTGGTAGTCTCTTAGCTGCATAGGCTAAAACGGCATCTCTTCCTCGGGGAATTTGTCGTTGCCGAACGCAGATTGATTAGTTGCGGCCTGTGTCTGGGCTACCGGCTTTTCAACAATCCGTCTCAGGTTTTTAAATTGGCCGTTATTGCCTGACTTTAATTCGATCTCAACGGTTTGACCAACAAGCCCTTTCATAATGTTTTCAAGATTGGCGGATGTCGGAGTAAAGCCTAAGTATTTGAAGTCATCAGTAGCTCGACGCACAGCTTTTTTATTGTCCTCGCTGTTGTCGTTTTTATAAAACGCTCGGTCAATCCAGATATGACTTCCTTTTTGTTCACCATCAATAACCTTAAGTTCCCAATGAACCTTGTCTTTCGTTTGGTCTTTGGTTTTACCAAACTCGCACTTTATTACTTCAGCCTGATATTTACCATCCGGTAAATCATCGGCAAATTGCTTTACCTCTTGTCCTGCTGCTTCATCCCAAATATCTTTAAAACTCATGTTTGTACCTTCTTTCTTCGGCTCTTGGCCGATAAATATTCCGTTTGGGCAGGGTTCTCCTGGCCCTAAATCATCGGGACATTCTCCCCCATAGTTCAGTAATCCTGGGCAGTTTGTTGGACATACCCATCTTTCATCGCTGATCATGCAGGCATTAACTCAGTATAATGAATAATTTTATCGACTTTCTTAGTTGCCCGGCAGTACTCGCACCGCTCGCACCTGACAGGCGGTTCCTTGCCTGCCTTTACCGCAATAATCCGCGGCATGTTTTCCCGGATTTTATTTAACTCCTCCTGCACTCGGTCATGATCCGTCAGGTCGATGATTGCATGGTCAGGAACCTTTTCCTTTGACACGGCGATGCAGTAAAAGTCTCGCCAATTGTCCCGGCCTCGGGCAATTCTCTCAACTTCGGAGTAAACAGCAACCTGAATCATATACTGCCATTCCTCAATAAAAGATACATATTTTCTGATCTCATCGGACCAGACATGCTCGGTGATTGACTTAGTTGTTTTTAGGTCCAGCAGGTAATTTAATCCTGGATTATCAACGTCAATTTTTACTTTCCATGGGATGCCGAACATTTCGGCGGTTAAGATAATTTCTTTGCGCCCCTGCAGGTAAAACATAACTTTGGGATCATTAGCCAGGCAGGCAATCATTTCATCAGCATGCCGGTACTCGGACTTTAATTCTCCCTTGGTAGGGCCCTTTGACGAAATAATCTCCGGATGGTCACAGATGAATTTTTCTAATGCATCCGGACCCTCTGCCCAGCAGTGCACATATTGGCCTACAAGCAGGGCTGTTTTATCTTCGGGCTCATATTCGCCTTTCAGATTCGCTAGCGTGGCGGCTTCGCAGGAGATCCAATTTTTATATTGGCTGACAGACATATAATGCAAGTTCGCGGCTTGGCTATGGTAATTTCCAGCGGTTAACTGCATATTCGCATTTCCTTCAGCAATTTGCAGAAATACTCGGCAGCTGCAGGACCATATTCTGCTGGCTCGCCATACTCGGCAGCAAAAGACTCCGGATTTTCTTCATATCGCCTCATCCATTCAGTGAAAACTGCCGCCATTTGCTCTTTAGTTAAGTTCATAAATACACCTCATTTCTTATCGAAGTAACATGCCGCCAAATCTGCCAGGTGCAGAGCCACCGCCAACGGATGTCCATTAAAAGCCTTACTCATTACCTGCCTGGTCGCATAATCCGTATCAGATAAGCCCATATGCCAGCGAATCGCCATGACCTCTTCCAAAGTGAGGCGAATCATCTGCTGGAGTATAATCACGGACTTTTCGCCGTGCCCTAATGGAATCTGGTCATCAATGGCATAAAACGGAAGTGAGTGCCAGCCGGTAAGCTGTTTGCCGTCCACGATAGGGTCTTTTTTGTTTCGCATTTCGACCTTATAGAAATTGGCTTTACAAAGATCATGCAGTAAAGCTGTGATTGCAATAGAGTCCTGTTTGTCCGCTAGATATAACGGTGCAAGCTTTGTCAGGTTGTCAAACACAGCAAGAGAATGTTCCAGTAATCCGCCTTCCTTCGCGCCGTGGTATTGAGTGCTGGCCGGTGCCGTAAAGAAGTCCGTTTTCTCTGACAGGTAAGTAATAACGTTCTCAATCCCTGGCCGCTGTGTTTCGCGGAGTAAATTTACAAATCTGTCCTTCAATCCATTACCTCCACTTCTTTAACTTGAGACTCCCGCCATGCCCGCTCGGCAGCCGATTCGGCGCGGTCAGGCGTGACATTAATCATGTCTTCGCGCTCATCCCGCGAATACAAACCCATTGTGAGTTCCGGTGCATGTGTCCGGATCAGGAATGCCGCTGCTCGGTACTGAAGCATAACCTCGGGCATGGTTTTCCACTTACTGCCGTTTTTGCCATGCCAGCCTTCACCCTTGGCCATTTCAATGGTGACCCTGGGGCCGACCAGTTTTTCACCAGTGGATAATTCGGTCATATGCGCCCGGCAGCCCCAATCGTCCTGGCCTTCGGTACCAACCCACTCATAACGGATTTTTGAATACCGGCCGCACTCGTTAGCAATGGCAATCAGGAACTTACTGGACCAGTTTGGCTTGCCTTGAATAACATCCAGGTTCTGCATAACCATCATGGCGTTTATCCCAAAGCGCTGGGCATATTCAAGGGCTATAAAGCAGTTTTCCGGTTTGTTTTGGTAAACTGCTGGAATAATAGTAGATTTGGACATTAACTCAGCTACTTGTTTTAATTGTCCGTAATTGCCGCCGGTTAAGGCGATAGATGACGATGCTTCAGGTATTTCTGCCGGCAGCGATTGTTCGGATTCTGACTCGGTGTCAAATATATCACTCATCGTTTTCCTCCTTTTCTATGGGCTCCGGCTCATCCGGTGCAAAATACTCATCCTGGCAGTCACGGCAGCAGAACTCCTGGTAATATTGCACCGGCCGGCCGCAGTTTTTACAACGTGCCATTACGGGCCCTTTCCCACATCTGATTTGTGGGGTTCTTTTCCTCAACCCAGCCTTGGCCTTCGCGGTAATCAAGATTGCCAGCATATATTTCCTCGCTTTTCTTGCCTGACCATTCGCCGGGGCAATCTGTAGTTAAACTGCCTTCCATTAGACCGCAAACCTTGCAAATTGATAAGCCGCCATCGCATACCATGCATCCTGGCTCGCCATTACAATTACAGTCCTTTGGTTCTCTATATTGATGGTCCATTATCCAGCAGCCTCCGACGCCTTAATCTCGCCATCCTCAATGTAAATGCCGACCGTAGAATCAGTACTGACGCTTGTTGTCCAAACCTGGAAGTCATTCACCGTTGCCATTTCTTCCACAATCTTTCTTTGGTCTGGATCCAGTGATTCGTAACCATCAATCATAACCACTCTGAGCTCTGGATTCGCTGCCATGCCTACGCCCATGCCGACACGAATTTTCTGGGCGCTGCTGGCCTGGCTGAATGGCTTGCCTTCGAAGGTTACGCCGCCGCCCGCGAAGTCCAGGCCCGGCACTGGGAATTTGGTGTTCTTGATAATCTCGGCTTTATAGTCAACAATTTTCTTGAGTTTCGCAGACAGATCGTCCGACTCGGTTTGGTGCTTGGCGACTTCGGCCGCTTTAGCCTGGCGGTCCTTGTACTGCTGGGCTTGTTTATTGGTTTCGTCGGCCTTGGCAATCCGCTCATTAATATCAGTCAAGTCCTCGTCTTGCTTGGAATCAATAACAGCCTTTGCCACCTTCAATGCTTGCTCCTGAGCAGATATTTGATTTTCTTGCTCTACCAGGCTTTTCTTGGCGGCTATTAGTCTGCTTTCAAGATCGCTGATGATTTCCGATGTTGCTGTTTTGTTGGACCGCAATGCAGCTAAATGTCTTTCTTGGTCTTGATACTCAGCTAAACGATTCGCATTATCCCTGTTAACTTTTTCTAGCTTCTCCTTCTCCGCCACCAATTCTGTCAGTAAAACCGGCTCAACCTCGGCAACCTCCGGGATACTCTCCAGCGCTTTTTTGGCCTTGTCCAAGTCTCGGTTAACTGCCGTCCGGCTCTCATAAACCGACTTATAAGCCGCATTCAGCATGTCCAGCGGATTCGGGCTTTCCTCAATGACTACACCGGATATGTCCGTTAGTTTCGCCGCGTCAACCTTCAATTCAACAACCTTCAGCAACATGTCAACCTGTTTTTTGGGATCCTTCTCTTTAGAAAACTCCATCGGATTAAATGCGATCTTGCCGACCAGTTTATCCAGCAGTGTCTGGGGCGAAGGGTATTTCGCACCGTCCCGGGTTTCGACCTTTAGAGTGCCGCCAGCTTTAGTTATTGTTCGGGTGACGATGATATCACCAAGATCGACAACTATTTTCCCTTTGTCGGCGCCTTCTCGGAGAGCTTCGTCCCATTTTGTGCCACACAACGCCGTACCGATAGCGTCCAGTACTGTGGTTTTACCTTGTTCGCATTTGCCGGTAATTTCGATCATGTTACCCTGTGGAATAATCTCAATGGCCTTTAACTTCTTAAAGTTTTCGGCTACTAACTTAACAATTTTCATTTGTACCTCCACGCATAATTTACCAGGAATATACATATACTAAACTGGGGAAGTCCGGCCCATTGGCGAAGCCAAAATTATTTGTTCTGGTCGATATACTTAACGATATCGCCAATAGGCTTGCCAATCAGGTCCAGCGCCTCGTTATCCGGAATTTCAATGCTATACTCTTCTTCAATCTCCATAACCAATTCAACTAAATCCAACGAATCTGCGCCAAGGTCGTCCAATTTAGCTTTTTTGGTTACTTCCGCAGGGTCGCAGCCTAACTGCCCAACAATTAACTCTTTAACTTTTTCGAATGTGGTCATATGATCGTCTCTCCTTATACTTTTTTACTCTCCGATGTACTGCTGATTGGTCCATACCATATATCTCACCAATTTCGCTGTAAGGGATTTTCTGTTTACGCAGTTTAATCATGTCCTCAGTGTCGGAATCTGTTAAATCACATCGGTTATTATGCTGTGTCGTCACCCCGCACACATAATCCAGTGCCCGTTCAACGGTGTACTTCGGTGATATTAACGCAAGCGCAAATGCACACCAATTCACGTCATTTAATACCGCGGCCGCTCTCATGTGATATCCACCAATTCGGCGTATCTGACCGGCACCTCGCCGGTAAACACATCAGTTGATACATATACCTTAGGCGGCTCCTGGCATCTTAAAATAGGCGGCTTGCAATTCTGGCAAACAAATTTACTGTCTCCTTGCGGGTAAAATTTCAGGCCTGATGTTAAACTAACTCCACAACAACGGCAACGAATATGTTTCATGGCACTACTTCGCACCTCCAAACAGATCATGTAACACCCTGGGGTTATAATGCCGCTCACTTTCCACATAGTTAGACCGCTTTTTCATCTCACCGCGAACTCGGTCTAATTCATTGAAGAACGGATTGTTTTTTGCCACCAATTCAGACAGTGGTTTTATAATCCGAATCGCATCATCCGCGTTTCTCCGGCGTCGTGACCATTCTCTTAGTAGCCTTATTAGTTTCCTGTCTTCAGTGCGGGTGGTTTTGTTAAATTCCGCATAATGCCGGATATCGCAAATTGCTTTATCGCTTAGGCTGTATTCTTCTTCAAGACTTTTTAATGCAGCCGGCAGTGTCCGGACAACAGAGGCAAAATCATCAGTTAGTTTTCGAATCTCTGATGGGGTCATTGAAGGCCGACCTTGTGCGCCGCTTTCTTTACGCAATCCGGGCAGAGTCTTACAGCATCCAGACTAACCAAGCCATCAGCGCTCCCGCACACGACGCAGCCAGGGTTATATTTTCTGAGAATGATTCGGTCACCATCGACGAAGATTTCGAGCGGGTCCTTTTCTTCTATATCCAGTGTCCGGCGCAACTCGCGGGGAATAACTACGCGGCCGAGTTCGTCCACTTTACGGGTAATGCCAGTAGACTTCATACGTAAACCTCCCATTGTTATTTGATTTTCAATGTGCTAAAATATCCGTAAGTATTTTTTGTTAGGCGCTTCTAAAGAGCGTCTTTTTTTATTTGCATTTTTCGTTATACGCCGCAACGATGTTCGCCAGCAGGATTTCATCTGCATTATCCAGCGGCTGGCCGTTACGCTCCCGGACAAACCAAAACGCTGGCCCGCCCTTGAACCCGATACCGAATTTCTTTTTGTCGTAACGGGCCATGGCTAACTTCTGAGAAAACGGCGTAAAGGGGCTTGGCATATTTTCTGGCATATTTTCACTCCTTCCAGTAATTTATGGTTAACCGGTCCCCCGGATGAATCAGCCCATACGGCTGCCTGTCCTTAAACACGGCGTCCCAGTTCTCCTGGATGATTCCCTCACGGAACTCACGAACGTCGCGCCTGACGGCTGATTTGGCCATATAACGCAAGGATATTGCGTCCAGAGTGTCACCGGATTTTACCGTATAGGTTTCTGTCACCAGGTGGCCCTTCGGCCCTGCATTACCGCAACTGGCCACAGCTAGGGCGATTAGGCCAGCAATTACAATCCGTTTCACTTACTACCAACCCTCCCGCATGGTTTTAACTCAAATAGCACACGCGCCTGACAATCATACTCAGGCTGGCAATCCGGCCGGCAGTCACCGTCGCATTTTTGGCGGTTACAGTGATTGACACATTCTGTGCACTGACAGTCAGTCGGCCAGTTATCCGGTACGTACTGAGTTTTCACTGCTTGTCCCTCCCTTGTATAGAGTCATAAACCTGATTCCAATCTGCTTCACATTTCTTGCTGTATCGTCGCCAGCCGATCGCGTGTCCGAGTATTCCAGCAACCAGCACTGCAGGGATTAACCACCACCACTCAATCACTACCCAACTCCTCTCGCCACGTACCGCGTGGCATTTTTATATACCGTTGGCATATGCTTGCTTTTTAAATTAACTACCAGCCGAGGGTAACAGGTAAACTGGTCGCTGCAAACGGGCTTGTCCTGGATACATTCATTTGTTAGTTGCTGGCAGCAATCCTCGCGCAGCTCACGGCCGCAGTTTATGCATTGCAT